ATGAAAAAAGATGCAGTTTTAACACTTTGGACTCTGTCATTTATAGCGATGGTGATACTGGCGGAAAATCCATATAATATTTCCTTTTGGATTTCATTGGGAATTTTCGGATATCTCTCGGTGTATATCGAAAAACACAATAAAATATTCGAGCATGAAGACGAGTAAATCTCCGTATATAATTCAAGAAATTATTCTGATAACATATAGCGGAAGAAAACTTCCTCTTACAATTGTAGATAAGAGGATTATAGACATTCCGATCAGATTGACGAAAGACAAAATACTCAATGCTTTCTCTTCTATGAAAGATAAACCGATAGATGTGAAACTAAAAGTAAAGTACATATAAAGTGTACATAAGAGCAATGAAAACAAAAGAAGAATTACTATCAATGAGTCATGAAGACTTAGCTTCACTTACATATAAAATTATGTATGAACAATGTCTTCTTGAAAATAAGGAAAAAGAAAACAGAAGATTAAGAGAAATACTTGATGCTATCGGTATCACGTATGAAACTTTCAAATCAGAATTCCATGAATGATGAATTACAGCAATTAGAATCTGAGTTAAAAAAGGTGGAATATAGTAACCTTGAATATCTTCCTGAATATGGATATTCACCGAAAGAAGAAATAATCCAGCTTATAAAGGAAGACATATCCGATGTCAAAAAAGAAATCAACAATAGGTTAAAATTGCATGCTTCAGGCATTTCATCAGGATATACAGAAAAAAGCTTAGAAGAAGAGAGAACTAACCTTTGCATAATGCAAGGGTTGGCGAGATATTGTTAAACTTTAAAATATTTGAGCAATGGAGGAAAACAAATTAACAAAACAGGAAAATGATGCATTGGCAATATTTGGTAAAGGCAAAACTATTTATCAAGTTGCAGGTAACGACGTGGCATTATCTTTTGATATTGTACGTAACTATCTAACTAAAGGTAACGGACAGGTATCCGATCAAGATATTGTTCAGTTTATTAGTATTTGTAAATTTAACCAACTTAATCCATTCCTGAACGAAGCATTTCTTGTTAAGTTCGGACAACAGCCGGCACAGATGATTGTTAGCAAGGAAGCATTTTTTAAACGTGCTGACGCTAGTGAAAAATATGAAGGTTTCAAGGCGGGTATCATTATTATTAGAGACAACGAAATTGTAGAGGTGGAAGGCTGTTTTTATAATGAAAAGACTGATATACTTGTAGGTGGGTGGTGCGAAGTTTACCGGTCTGACCGCAAATTTCCGATTATAGCGAAAGTCAATCTTGCCGAATACGACAAAAAGCAATCTATATGGAATGAAAAAAAATCCACCATGATTTCCAAGATTGCTAAAGTCCAAGCATTACGTGAAGCTTTTCCAGCCCAACTTGGTGCAATGTACACGCAAGAAGAACAAGAAGTTAAGTTTGCTGAATATGAAGATATCACAGACAAAGAATCTAAAGCCAACAAACTTGCGGAAATTGCTCTTAAGAATGCAGGAGTAGAAGAACAACCAAAAACGGAGCAACCTGTAAATCAGCCTCAAAATAACACGAATGACAAACCGGCTCAAAAAACATTATTATAATGGAAGCACAACATACAATTGAATGGTACAGAAAAAGATTAGGATGTATCACAGGAAGTGAATGCGGAGTATTAATGAAGAGTGGTCGTAATGGCTGCTTTTCAGATGCCGCCAAAACTTATATTTATCAAATTGCAGGTGAAAGATTTATGGATCCCGATATTATAAATGATGATTATACATTCGAGATATACTTGCAACAAGTAAATGTAAACTCCAAAGCAATGCAGTGGGGTAATGAGCAAGAGGAATATGCTCGTAATCTTTATGCTAAAAAAACTGGCTTGCATATTATAGAAGTCGGTTCATGTAAACATCCTACTATTCCTAATTTCGCAAGTAGTCCTGATGGTTTCTTTTATGATGAAGATAGCCAAATCAAATTATGTTTGGAAATCAAATGTCTTGATCAAGGCAAATTTATGAGATACAAATCTGATGTTCATGACAATGACTCATTGTTAGAAATGAATCCTAAATACTTCTACCAATGTTGTGCTCACATGATGTGCACCGGAGCTCAAGGTACTGATTTTGTAGTTTATAATCCTTTTCAAATAGATCCTATTCATATTGTACACATACTACCTGATGAAAGGGTCTTTGCAGAAATGGAGAATCGTATTAGAATGGCGGACGACATTATTAACCAAATAGCTGATATAGAATAATGAATGACCTGTTAATAAAAGAGACTCAACTCCAGCGAATTATACGAAAGACAGGTAGAAAGCCATGTGAATGTAAGTGTTCATTATGTAAAATGCAATGCCATACTCCATGTTTAGGAACTCCGCAGGATATTGAAAAATTAATAGATGCAGGTTATTCAGACCGGTTACTCCCCACTCTTTGGGGAGCCGGAATGATAATGGGAGTTATTAATTTCCCAGTTCCTATGATCCAAATTGCATCGGGCGATGATTATTGTTCGTTCTTTCACAATGGCTTATGCGAACTTCACGACAGAGGATTGAAGCCTACCGAAGGGCGTTTGTCGCATCATTCTACACGCATTGACAATTTCAAAGCATCTAAAAGTATAGCTTGGAATGTCGCTAAAGAATGGATTTCCGAAGAAAATGCAGATACCATAGAACGCATAGCTGACAAATTTAGTAGAAACTTAAAAATGTAGAGCAATGAATACACAATTAGCAATTCAAGAAAGAGACCTAGAACTGGTTGTAAGTGAAAAGACGTTAGGTAGTCTTACTACCAACGCAAAGCAAATCCGAGATATTGTAATGGCGAATTTGCCAAAGTATGATATATCCAATTATACGGATGACAATATCGATCAGGCAAAGAGAGATAAAGCCTCTCTCAACAAAGCTGCTAAAGATCTTAACTCCAAACGTCTTGAAATAGAGAAGGAGTTTATGAAACCTTTTGGAGAATTCAAGGAGGTAGTAAACGAAACGGTAAAGCTCATCGGTGAATGTTCTGCCAAGATTGACACAGTGGTCAAGCAAAACGAGCTGCAATACAAGGACAGGAAGAAATCTACTATCAAGACTTACTTTGATGGAATGAACGCAAACCTTGTAGACTTCAACAAGGTATTTAAATCAGAGTGGCTCAACAAATCCGCGAGCATGAAGTCTGTTTGTTCGGATATTAATGCCATATTTGATAAAGTTGAAAACGAGCTATCTACACTGAAAGATTTTGGTGAGGATTTTGATGTTCTCCGTACTTATTATATGGATACGCTTAACATTACTTCTACGATTCAATACGCAAACCGCCTGAAAGAACAACGAGAACGAGCTAAGGCAGCAGAAGAAGCTAAGATTAGAGCGGAACAAGAAAAGCAACAAGCGGAAGAAGCTCGTAAAGCTGTTGAAGCAGAACAAGCCAAAACACGTCCGGTCAATCCATTTGCAATAGCAAATCAAAAAGCTGACGAACAAGTACCTTTTATCCAATCTAGGACACAACAAACTGAATTATTAACGAGAGCATTCAAGGTTACCACTACTCGTGAAAACATCATTGCTCTTAGTGATTTTATGAATGCAAAAGGTATTGATTTTGACAAAATAGAATTACCATGAGTGAAACTGGAAAAGAATACGGACAATTTGTAAAACAGCGAAGAGAAGAGCGTTATAGTCAGTTTGTAAACACAATCCTTCCCGCTATCAGATCTTTAGGATATGACGTTATTCAACGAAATGATTTTGGATTCGAATTCATTGTTTCTAAAAAAGGATTTGTGTGGGTTATATTCTATCCCAAGGCTGATAGGATATTATTGTGTAAACAAAATAAATGGATATATGGTGGTTTCTCTTGGATTCGCAAACATATACTTAAAGACAATGGAAGTATGCAAAACAGATGTACAGACTATTATTCGGCTCCTTGATAAGAGTGCAGAGCTAATTGATAAATATTGTAAGAAGCCTTGTGAGTGTGATAAAGCAAGACAATGCAGGAAAATTAGTAAGAAACTTAAAAATAAAATAGACAATGAAAACCTTACAAATCAGTGAACAAAAAGCTAGAGAACTTTACAAAAGTGGTTCCGGCGAGTTAAGATCCATTCTGGAAGAGTCTTTTGGAAAAGATTTTTTCTCTCAAAAGATAACAGATAGAGTTAAAACCTATGAAGATGCATGTCGCGAATTGAGTATGAATCCTCTTGATGAAAATAAGTTGATGAAACTCGGTCTTACTAAACATGATATTGCTTATCAAAAGTTGGTAACTATTGCCAAGTCCCTTAACGAAGGATGGGTACCGGATGTGTGTGATAATAGTGTTTATAGATGGTACCCATGGTTCGTCACTAATGGTTCTCCTTCCTCTTTCGCTTTCGACGATTCGGCTTACGCTGATGCGCATGCGGATGCGGGTAGCGGGTCTCGCCTTTGCTTTAAAAATAAAGAATTGTCAGAATACTGTGGTAAACAATTCATTGAGCTTTGGAAACAATTCATTCTTTAATTAAATATTTATTGTCATGAAAAAAGAAAATATTATAGATTTAATCAAAACTTTTGATGATGCTCGTAAGTTGACCGGTAGACCGGATGTTCCTGACTTTTCCAATCTTCCCACTGACATGCGCAAACATTTTGAGGCACAGTATAAGATGATTGTAATTGCAGAAGCCCTTAACGAGGCATGGATCCCTGATTGGGATAATTATAATGAATATAAGTATTATCCTTGGTTTGAAATGTCTCCTTCCTCTTTCGCTTTCGGCGATTCGAGTTACGATGTTGCTCGTGCGTATGCGGGTAGCGGGTCTCGCCTTAAATTTCGGACACACGAGCTTGCAGAATATGCAGCAAAGCAATTCATTGATATTTGGAAAGATATCCAGATAGCATAGGATATAAAGGTTGCCTGCCCTTGTCTCCTTCCTCTTTCGCTTTCAACGATTCGAATTACGATAATGCAAATGCGAATGCAGGTAGCAGGTCTCACCTATGTTACAATAATCCAATGGGCAGGGGCCTCACCTCTTGGTGGAAAATAACAATTCAAACGGTGTCGGTAGGGCTTATCCGAAGACTCTTATTAGAAACAAAGGCTTATGAAACGATTTGGAAATTTATATTCACGTATATATAGTCTAGATAATCTTTATCTAGCATATTCCAAAGCAAGAAAAGGCAAGGGAAATACTTATGGGGTCATTCAATTTGAGAAAGAATTGGATGACAACATAAATTCCCTTCATAAGGAACTGTCAGAAGGTAAATACGTTACTTCTGAATATCAAACTTTTATCATACATGATCCCAAGGAACGTGAAATATACCGGCTCCCTTTCCGTGATCGTGTTGTTCATCATGCGATAATGAATATCCTTGAAGATATATGGACTCCGATATTCATTTCACATACTTATTCATGTATTAAGGGCAGAGGTATCCATGGGGTAATGAAACATCTAAAGAAGAATTTAAAAGATATCCAAAATACAAAATATTGCTTGAAAATGGACATTCGTAAATACTATCCGTCAATAGATCATTTGATACTTAAGAATATTGTCCGAAAGAAGATTAAGGACAAACGTCTTCTTGAGTTACTCGACGGTATTATTGATTCTGCTCCGGGAATACCTATCGGTAATTATCTTTCGCAGTTCTTTGCAAACTTGTATTTATCTTACTTTGATCACTGGCTTAAAGAGGAAAGGCGTATAAAGTATTATTATAGATATGCTGATGATATGGTAATACTTTCATCAAACAAAGAAGAGCTTCACTCTCTGCTTGGAGATATAAAATCATATCTGCATAATAAGCTTCATCTAAATTTAAAAGACAATTATCAAATATTCCCGGTTGATAATAGAGGAATTGACTTTGTTGGCTATGTTTTCTTTCACACTCATATTTTAATGCGGAAAAGTATCAAGAAAAACTTCTGTAGAAAAGTAGCAGTGTTGAACAAAAAGAAAACTACATCCTGCAACTGCAAGATAGCACTTTGTTCATGGCTGGGATGGGCAAAATATTGTAATTCAAAGCACCTAATTAAAACTATAATCAAAAATGAAAAGGTTCTCTGATTTTGGAATTGACATTGACGCTGGACGTAATATTTTTCCTGTACAGCAAATATCAATAACCGATATACTCAACTGTGAGATAGAGGTACTTGACTATGAATCTGGAGTTAAAACTCAACATGGAGATAATCGTTGCGTAGTCAAGATTAAGCATGAAGGAACTGAATATAAATTCTTTACTAACTCTTCTCCGATAAAAGAGGCACTTAGTAAAATTTCCAAAGAAGATTTTCCATTTATAGCTACAGTACGTATCAAGAAAATAGGTACTGGCAATAGTAAAATGTATTATTTCACTTAAAAGATATTGTATATGAAAATTACAATCAACAAACCAACTGAATTTGATGCAGTCTACCTGAAAGTAGATGCAGGTGTACGCTATTGGGAGGATGCAAGAGTAAACGGAATAAAAGACATTGATTTATACGAGAGTAAAGGTATAGGTAAGCCTCTTATTCCTTGCGCTGTACAGATAAAAAAATACCCTGACTATAATATATATTCAGATCATTATCGTTGGCGCCCTATTATAGCGATTGAAACAGGGCGAATAGTCAACTGGAGGCAAGGGACAACTGCCAATGTACATTATAAAGTGTGCGATGATTTTATATGTGATATTATTGATGAGGATGATATTGCTATTATTTCTTATGACGGCTATGTTCCTAAGATCATGTGTCCGGCAGATGAAGGATATGGAGACTACATCATTATGAATATTGATGAAAACGGATTTATTAAAGGATGGAGTAAAGAATTAATTAAGAAACTTATAAAAAAAGAGGAGGATTGATAATGAGTGAAATGGAAAGACATATTGGCAAAATTAAAAAAGTCGATTTGAATAATTATACTGTCGAAGGGTGGTGTGAACAGAAATGCAAGACACTTAAAATAGAGTTAGGGACATATTATAAGACTTATAAAGAAGCATTGTTAAATTATCCCTATCCAGCTATTGTGATTGAGGTCAACGATGTTCTTTGGGAAGTCATTGAGGACAAGGAAGAAGAGGATACACAGGACATTTCAATCCTTACTCCTAACAATGACGGGACATACAGCTACATTATGCAATTCTACAATGGTGGAACATGCTTAAATGAAATGCTTGAAGATAGTATCAAAAATTTAAAGGAGGATTAATTATGGCAATGCATACATGGTTTGAGTGCAAGATTCGTTATGAAAAAGTAATGGAAAACGGAATGCAAAAGAAAGTAACAGAACCTTATCTGGTAGATGCACTCAGCTTTACAGAAGCAGAAGCACGTATTATCGAGGAGATGACTCCCTTTATAACAGGAGAATTTACAGTATCGGACATTAAACGTGCCAACTATAGCGAATTTTTCCCCAGCGATGAGGAAAGTGCCGACCGCTGGTTTAAGTGCAAACTTATCTTTATCACCCTTGACGAAAAAAGCGGTGCAGAGAAAAAGACTTCCACACAGGTATTGGTACAAGCTGCCGACTTGCGTGATGCAGTGAAAAAGCTGGATGAGGGCATGAAAGGAACCATGGCGGATTATCAGATCGGTATGGTAGCTGAAACTCCGATTGTAGACGTATTCCCTTTTGAAGCCAAAGAGGGAAGTAATATAATAGAAGATAAAGAAGTAGTTCGCTTTATTGATAAGTTCCCTGAAGGGCAATGTACCGAAACTACAGTAGGTGGCAAACCGGTTATCGTTGATAAAACTGGAGGTAAAACAAAAGTAATCCCTAACAATAAATCAGATACTAATGAAGGAGACCAACAGTGAAGAATATTTGCCAGATTGGGCGATAATTGAAGATTAGTTTAAAAGGGAGGAACGGTGTGTGTTATTTGTTCCTCTCTATATACTATAAAGAATAAATAAATTATAATTATGGCAGAATTTTATAACATGGGGGAACTTATCCCTATTAGAGAAAATAACGGTCAAAGAGCAGTTAACGCACGTGACTTACATGCTTTCTTAGAAAGTAAGCAGGACTTTTCGACTTGGATTAAAAACCGTATTGAACAATATGGCTTTATAGAGAACCAAGATTACCAAATTCTTGCTCCACAAAATTATGGAGCAAGTTGGGGAGGGAACAATAGGGTAGAGTACGCTCTTTCCATTGATATGGCAAAAGAGCTATCTATGGTAGAAAGGACACAAAAAGGGAAAGATGCTCGTTCCTATTTTATTTCTTGTGAAAAGATTGCCTCTAATAAGGTGGTAGAAGAACAGAACAAATCCAAACGTGAACCATCACTAACAACTAAAGTCCGTGTTGGTCTTGAATGGGTAAAAGGCGTAAGTGAAGTGCTTAATCTAAATGATTCTTCTAAATTGTCTTTAATTAGTAAAGTAGCTGCACCTCTTGGACTTCCGACACCTGATTATACTCCATCGCATGGGATACTTAAGTCCGCTACTGAATTGCTCAAAGAAACGGGTTTATCTATCAGCGCACAAGCGTTTAATCAAAGAGCGATTCAGAAAGGTATCTTATGTGATATTAAAAGGAAATCATCAAAAGGCAAAGATAAGCATTTCAAATCCATAACCGAATCCGGTCGGTCGTATGGTGAGAACCAAGTCAATCCTAATAATACCAAAGAAACGCAGCCACTTTGGTATAAAGAGAAATTCAATGAGTTATTAATGTTGCTTGATTTTAAACTTGCTAGGGTATTATGACATACGAAGAAATGAAAGCTAAATATTGCGGAACCAATATTCGCAGAAAGCCAAAAAGTGAAGAACATAAGATACAAGCATCTTGTATTAGATGGTTTCGCCTCCAATACCCCCAATTAAGAAACATCTTATTTGCTGTTCCTAATGCAGCAAGAAGAAGTGCTAGAAACGGGGCATACATGAAAGAAGAAGGGATGCTTTCGGGAGTTGCAGATCTGATACTTCTTAAAAGTAATCGTTTCTACGGTGCTTTGTGTATAGAAATGAAAAAGCCAGGTGAGTACCAAAGAACAGTACAAAAAGAATGGCAAAAGGAATGTGAAGCGGCTGGAAATAAATATGTTGTCTGCCGTTCTCTTGACGATTTCATTAAAGTGGTAACTGATTATTTGAATAACATGTAGTTATGGCTGTTTCTCAAATCATAAAAGATATGCGTTGCTTAAAGAAACTGATAAAAGATGCTACTGGATTGAAAGTCTATGAATCAGAAGCAATTTCACATCATGATTTATATTGGAGTATTTATGATGAATATAAAGACAAAAATAATCCTCATATCACAGTTACTCATGGTAGTCATTGGAGTATAGATGAAGGGGCGGAATACAAAATATCTATTTATGCTCCCTCTTTGTCGATTGGTATACGTAGAAAATTAAACACTCCATTATTTCAATCTTATATTGACAGAATAGTTCAGGCGTTTGATAACCGTTTTGGAGAAAAATCGTGGAACTACTGCAATGAAGAAAGTATTAGTTGGCGTCCAATGTCTCGTTTTAGTTTTTATGTGCAAATTCCCAATTTTAAAGATTGACACCTATGAAACCGAATGAGTTAGAAGAATGGCATAAGCTATCAGGAAAGCTTGTTGCATTTACGAGTAATTGTAGTGAGGATATAAAACCTTACATCGTTGGACAATTGCAGGCTTTGTTAGAAATATTGTCTGCGCAAATTGATTTTGAAAAATAAACCCTGTGTCGATTGGCTCAACTCCTATTATCGGCAAATCGTTCTTTGACATTTTGTTTTCAGCTTTTAATCTGCCTTATTACTGCATTGGAATAAATAAAGCCAGATGTGATGTCTGGCTTTATTTATCAATTAGTCCGAATCTTTTTAATTCGGCTTTATTGATTCGAGAATTACTCTTTATCTTATCACAAACAAGGGTAATATCTTCCTCATCCAATGTGCCTAAACTAGTACTTTTAAGAAGCTTGTTCTTTTTCACTATTTTAATTGAAGAGCAATCTATGTAGCTGTCATATGAAAGAAAATTATAACTTTCCCCTTTTATAAGATGCTGCATTGCTTGTACATTAGGTGGCAGATTCATATTAATAAAGGAGTTAAAAATGACACCACCATAAACGTTTCCATCGTTATCAAAACCAAGTACTACAAAAAATTTATCACGGCTGGTATCTCTAGGTTTTGGTACTACTCCATTGGCCTTGTTCATCGTAACGTAAAATACATCTCCTATCTTAATTTCCGAAGGTTTCATCAAATGCTATTGAATCATTAATATATTTTACAAGTTCATCATTAGCTCCTCCGTCAAGGGCAATATCCCCCGGATCAATAACATGATTCCCCTTTTTGTCTCTCGCTTTTTGCCAACAAGTTGTATGAGAAGTTCTTTCCAACTCCTTAAAACTCATTTTCCCGTATTTGGAGATGCATAAATCTAACGTATCTTTATCATATTGTGAAAGATAATCCATATCCGGTTCACGTTTGGATAATAGATAGTAATCTACGACATAAACATCGTCTTTCATTTTTGAAAGAACACTTTTTTGCCCCTGTATTGTACTATACAAAATTGTTGGTACTGGTCCATGGGGAAGAGCACAAAATTTATCCGCTATCATCAGTTGTCCCCAGTCAACCAAACTTCGTTGATTGGCAAAATATAATATCTTGAACAGATGATAGTAGTCCATACCCCCAGTTTTATTAAGGATATAAAGCACTATTTCTATAATTCTTTGTTGTTCAAATTTTGTCATTTTGTTTAGGGTTCTTGGTTACTTATTTATGTGAATGCGTATTCAAATATATGCATTCTAATGCAAAGTTAACAAATTCATTTGAGAATTAAATCACAAAATAGTTAAAAGAATACGTTGATTGTTGATCGTATAATCACTTTTAAAAATTATTATTATATTTGCAATGCGTTGGGTTATACTTATTAAAATTAGAATTAATCAGAGGATTAAGATATAGAAAGCTGTGTAGGTCATAACCCCCTGCATGGCTTTCGCCTTTTTATCTCCGCATGAAGAAGTGCGGTACGTCCTCGAACGAAAAGACTTTATTATGAAAACGAACCAAATTATGATTCGCCCAATGGGTGATTTTAAAGTAATTCAGAGAACTAAAGATGCGTTTTTCAATGCTACAAATTTATTGAAACAGTGGAATCAATTGAAAGGTATGAAGAAGGAAGTTAATGACTACTTCGGCTTATCTTCCACTAAAGAGTTCATTTACACTATAATGGAAAGAGAAAATTATGATAGGGGTAATTACCCCTATCATAAATCAAGGGCAAATAAGGGGGATAATGCGGGTACCTGGATGCATCCACTACTTTTTATTGATTTTGCAATGTGGATAAATCCGTCTTTTAAATATGATGTTCTCAAATTTGTCTATGATGAAATGATAAAATTCCGCAATCTTGCTGGTGATGCATACCCATCCATGTGTAAAGCGGTCAGTTCTATTTTGCCAGATGACCTATTCAAACAAAAAGTCAAGGACTTGGCCAAGTCTCTAAACATCATAGTCTACGGTAAGCATGAATCAGAAATGCGTAATAAAATTGGCGATGAAGCTAAAATTCGTGAATTGTATGAGTTGGAATTACAGATAGCCCAATGGATAGATTTAGGTTTTATCAAAGACTATAATAGCCTTAAATCCACATTGACTAAATTGTATTACCGGAAATATCCTAATGTTCTTCCCATCTAAAATATAGGGATATTGGGTAGTTGATATAAATAAAGGGGTGCCAAATGCATCCCTTATATTCATCTATACATTGCGGTGCAGCTTATAAATAAGGCTATAACAGACACGATAAGAGAAAGTATCCCGGCTATTACTCCGACAACAGTCCAGTTGATAGGGTTTCGTAAATTGGGATTCTCACAAAGGTAATGTTTCCCTTCATCGGTGGTTCTGGCATCTTCTACTGCTCCACCTTCCAGATAGGCGGCTTTTATTAGTCCTTTCCTTTCAAGTGATCGGACGGACAAGTTGTAGACGTGCAAAGGGAAACCGCAAGGACATTTACCGTTGAACTTATCAACGATCCTAAGTGTTTCTTTTTCCTCCTTTGTGAGTTTTATTCGTTTCATGGTTTTATTGTTTGTTTTTCATTTTCCATATAGCAATATAAGCAGATGTATATATAGCTAAAATAATGGCACACAATCCAGCAGAAGTTGCAGCTCCATAATGACCTTTTCCTACCATATTACCAGCGAATATTACAAGAAAAAGTTCTAATATCATTGCGATTATAAAATACCCTTTCATTGGTTGCTTTTGGTTTTAAGTTCGACATTCACACTAACCAGGAACTCGTTTCCGCAATGTGGGCATTTGATAGAATGGGCGTTTGAGGGGAGTTGCACTTCTTCCGGAGACGCGAATAGTTGCCATATAGGTACTTCTAATGCGGTTGCTATTTTGGAAAGGGTCTCAATGGTAGGATTTCCGTTCACATTCCTTGTTAATGTATCACGAGTAACTCCCAACTTTTCAGAAAGTTGCTGCATTGTAAGTCCCTTTGATTTTGTAATTTCTTTTACTCTTAGCTCCATAATATTAAGTTTTATGTATGCAAATGTAGTATTTTAATGATAGTACGACATTATAATATCGTTAATTAAAGCTAAATAGGCAATTAAATGCTGTATTTGTTTGGTAAATACGGCATTATAATGTAGTTTTACATCATCAAAAATAACTCATAAATAAAAAGAATATGAAACGCTACAATTTATCAGAAATATTCAAGAACGCTCACAGAAACTACAAGTATTCAGGTAAGAAGCAAGGTAAGACCTTTGGTGAATGTTTAAAGTCAGCATGGAGACTTGCAAAACTCCAAGCTAACTTCACAGTAGAAGCGGTAAAGGAAAGAACTGATAAATTCTTGGCAGAAAGAGAAGAAGCGATGAGCAAAGCTGCTAAGGCTACAATGCACGAAGGCTACAATAACAAGAACATTCCTGCATCGGCTTATTACAATGTGAATAGTACTGGTAGATTCGGTTCACGCTACGTAGGTGATTAAGATATAACTAACACTTTAAAATATAAAACAATGAAATACGAAGTTTCTAAGAAAGGTTCAAGCGTAACATTCAAGTTCGAAACATACGAACAGGCAGCTGATTTCTGCTATATGTATGTAATGTCAATGCACGCTAAAGGTGATAGATTCCCTGAACTTTCAATTAAAGAGATAACCGAGTAATCAGAACATTAAAATTTAGAGTAATGGACAATATTTTGAACTCAACCGTTGAAATGAGTCAGGCGGAACTGATATTTCAGTTAGCCAAGACCAATGTCGAACAAGAAAAAAGGCTTAAGTCGACAGAACTAAGATTAAGCGTACTTGAAGAAGAGATGAAGAAATTGTCTTCAAAGTGTATCGGTAATTATGGATGTTCCACTATGTCTGCATACGTACAGAGGCATAAACTTCCTATTTATGTAAGTGACATTGCGAAACTCGGCAATGATGCCACACGCCTATGTAAGAAAAGGGGATATCCGGTTAATAAGGTAAACATAGACCGTTTTGGTGTTGTAAACGTCTATCCGGATTTCATCCTTCATGAACTACTGGATGACTATATAAGAACTACACAGCGTCTAAATGGAAGTATAATGAGATAATAATATAAACTATAAAGTAATGATTGAAGTAGAAATAAGCCAATACCTCGCAATGTTAAAGTCATTCACAGAATGCTCTCAATACAGAGCGGAGTGTTATCGGTTAAAAGCTGAAAACGAAAAGTTGAAAATCGAGCTATCGAATAGCTTAAAGGTTTCTCGTTCTTCCCGTAATCAGGTCGAGCACTTTGATTACGCTAGTCGAATGGGAGCTAACTAAGTAGGAAAGTAGTGTCAGGGGATTCGTCCCACACATTAAGTTGATGCCAATCGACACAGTGACAATCTGAAAATGGTTGTCACTGTTTTACCGGTTTTAAGTGGTTCTAAGTGAATCATTCAATTTGAAATAACAACTATCATCCTTGATTATTCGAGGTAATATAGAGTTGAAAAATAGTGTATAAAATGATTTTGTAATTAATAAATATAGAAAAATGATCGGATTATTAAAGAACGGGCAAAAAGTTGAAGTAAAGAAAATCATACCTGATTGGAATCGGGTAGAGACTAATGATAATCAGATATTTGCTCTATGGGAGTTTGAAGTTATATATAGTTCTTAAAAAATATTCGAATATGAGTAAAATGAAGCAAATGTTACTGGCAACAGCAGCGATGTGCGCAGCAGCACAAAGTAACGATCCATACTCTGTGAATCGTAGAGAAAGAATGACTTTTAATCCTGACTATAAAGTTAAGTCATCAATTAAAGAGTTAAGAGAGTTTACCATAAAAGGAAAGAGAGTTATGGCATACTCTAAAAAGGATGCTATTAAGCGATTAAAACATAATAAGAAACAAATATATTATTAAATAAAGATATAGTAATGAAGAAAAACATTTTAGTAGCACATGCATCAGATGGATTGGGAAATATTCTCAAGAAAGAAGTTTCGCTAATTTCTGTATGGATAAACGGAAGATGCGGACACTGCGTTAATGATGAAAGTATTGCCGCTTTACTTAACGAAGCTAAGGAGACCAACAAAATGCAAATATATATCTGTGATAACAATAAATTGGATGGAAAGATCGATGCGTTTTGCGGTACTCCACTGTACACAAATGGACAAGTAAGTGTATACGAATTAATATACAACGAAACTGTTATTTGGTCAAGATTTAATCCAACTAAAGCAAAAAAGAGGTAATTATGGGATCATTTATAGCCAAACAACCAAATGGGTTATATTGTCGCTTTAGTACGGTAGTAGATACAGTAACACATTACAATATGACTTTTGATGATTATGTAAATGACATTCAAATAAGTAAATATGGCAGAAATAAACAAGAAGCCGAACGGGAGGCTAAAGATACCATTGAGCATCACTTGAAGCCATTCCATGAAGTAATTAATAGGTTCGTTCCGAATAACCAAACTAAAGAGGAATTTAATCAGCTTCTTGAAAAAATGGGATTTAACGTATAATAGTGCAGATATGAGTAAGATTATTTTTCTCGACTTTGACGGTGTAATAACCACACTGAAAAGCAAATGGACTATTGATAATGAAAAGGTTGAATTGGTCAAACAGATTTGCGATGCGACCGGAGCCAAAATAGTTATATCTTCTTCATGGAGAAGACATACATTAGAACAGGCTATTGAAGCTATTACAACAAGAGAGGCAGAAATAGGTCATAATCCTTTTCCATATCCTGAATATATCGTAGGTATTACTTCAAGAATGTATGGTTTTAAATATTTAGAAAGGGACAAACACTACGGTCTATGTCGTGGCGTAGAAATAGACCGTTGGTTATGGGAACATCAAGATGTCACTAATTATGTAATCCTTGATGATGATCCAGATATGTTGCTTTCTCAAAAGAAACATTTCATAAAAACTCATGCTTTACGTGGAATATCCAAACGTGACGTAGAAAGGGCTATTAATATATTGACTCAATAAAAGGAAAAGTATGAAACAGACATTAGAAGAAGCAGCATACGACTATGCTACTAATAAAACAAAGTTTAGAAAAGAGGTTTTAAAGGAGGTTGATCCAGATAACTATGTTAGTCGGAAATCTGATTGTATGGAAGATTTTCAATGTGGTGCAGAATGGCAGGCAAAGCAATCTCCTTGGATCAGTGTTAAGGAACGGTTGCCGGAAGAGGGGCAGCGCATTTTGGTAGGCTTCTTGTATTACTATAAATATGATGATAGAGAAGCTGAATCACGTAAGCATATAGATGTATTCACGTATGAAAATGGCATATGGACTACTGATAGTGATATATCATATTTAGGAAAAAGTGTCGAGAAGGATGATATTAAGGTTATATGTTGGATGCCAATCCCGTCTTTTGATGAAATACTCGAAGCCAACAGAGATGTACTAGAACGGATTAAAGAGAAAGGAGATTGATTATGGATAAACTTAGATTAATAATCAGATTGTTGCTTACCCCTTTATGGTTAGCCTTATTTTTTGTTTACCTGCCAATATGGTATATACAAATGAGCTGGTACTACTTTAGATTTAGTGACTATTGGGAGGGCTATCTACTATTGTGGGATAGGATAATGATATTTTTAAAAATCAAATAACAGTGAAAATTGGAGGATGAATTATGAAATCAAAACAGGTATTATCAGTCGAACAGATGAAACATTTACAGGAATTTAGATTGGACACAAGTGATGCAAGTATGTATTGGGCGAGAGTGTCGCATGGAATCCGTATTGATGACAAATCAAAAGGTAAATGGTTTTTGAGCTTGCATAAGGCATTTCAAACTTGTGGGTTTATGTCGTATGAATCAATTCCTACCTACACCTTGCAGGACATAATAGAATTACTGCCGAAAGAAATTAAGACAGTTACAGATACTTATTATCTTACAATATCCACTTATGATTGTGATGTATGGTCTATATACTATTCAATGTCTGATGAATTTGATTACTATAAAGAGTTTAAATCAGATTCATTAATTGACGCAGCCTACGCGATGCTTTGCTGGTGTATTGAAAACGGATATATTAAAACTAAAGAATAGTTATGAAAGTAAGAGTAAAAGAAACTGGAGAAATTATCAATATTGCTGATTACGCACGTGTCACACTTGATAAGTGTGATAGTTACGGTAATCCTATTGAATTAAGTTTTGATGATGTTGAAATACTTCAAGAAAGGTCTGATAATATTGATTGGGAACAGAGACGTTATGAAATAGCAAAGGAAACAGTTACTGCAATAATGTCAAATGAAGATTTCTATCATCAGGTTTTATGTGAGGGAGCAGAGCATGGTCAAAGACAAATTCAAACTAATATTGCACGTGCCGCAGTTATATTTGCTGATGCTCTTATTGAAGAATTAAAGAAGGAGAAATAAAATGGAAAAGTACTATTACTATACTTACCAACGTGGTAAAACAACAGGTCATGCAGTATGCTGTACTGATAATGGACGATTTAATATACTTGAAAGACTTAAGTTTGTGCAAGGTGATTCTCTGGAATTTTGTATTATCACCTTCTATAAAGAAATATCCAGTGAAGAATATGAAGATATGATTAATTATTTTAATGAAACCAATGAAGAAAATTGAATTTTACCCAGGAATCAATCTTGATAAAGCATATCAAGAATTGCAGGACAATGCACCATGTTATGGTGAATTTAACGAGAAAACGTTGTATTCTACTGATTCTCTCGATGAAGTGTTTGTTAAAGTGACCGGTAAGTCAAAAGCGGAACACGATGAATATATCCGTAAGATACACGAAGAGTATGACCGTAAAGAAGCGGAGTTTAAGGCTAAAATTCCGCAATTAACCGAAGATTACAGAAAACGTGCAATAGGCATTATTCCGGAAGGATATTTGGAATTATGGAATGAAATTGTTCCTATCAGGTTGAATGATCTCTATCATGGCATGGAACTTGACTGCTGGTTAGAATTGGTTGCAGTATTGAATGATACCTCTAAAAAAGAACTGGAAAGATTTGAAATATGCCGGTCTTTGTTCTCCAAGCAAGGTCACAGCGGCATGAGTGCAGGACTTGTTTTTAATGGTCTTAAGTGTTTTCATCCATTAGGAGAAATGTTGGTATTATACATTAACGACTCTATAAAAGCATAGTACCTCTTATGGAAGAAAATAAAAACATTGGTGAAATTACCATTGGATTTGATAATGAATCTGCAAGAAAAGTAGCAATCACAGATATGGTCCGGTGCGAATTTTCAGATCACCGTCTTGTTACCGTTGCGCATACAGAAGAAGATGCCTACCTGCTATCGGTAGAAAATCCTCAAAGTTCCGGACGCGCTACCCAAACGAATATGTATTTGACAGAAGGAAGTGCAGCTGCTCTTTTCTGTACATACATCTTATATCTGGAACATAACGGAATAGATGTAAATGAGTTATTCAAGAAATACATACTTGACGATAAAGAGATCAAATATGAATTTTCATCAAAAGATTAATATTACATCATTATGGAAATAAACTGTAAATACTGCCCTAAAAATGACGGTATATATTGTTGTGGTAAAATTATTCCTCATGAGACATTTTACAATCCTCACAATTTAGAGGGGGAAATATGGAAACCAATTATTGGATATGAAAATCTATATCATGTATCAAATTATGGTAGAGTCAAAAGTCTTTTAGGTGGTAATTTGAAACAATCCACTGTTCGAATTCTTAAAAATAGGGTTATGAAAAGTGGGTATCATGAAGTTGTTTTATATAAAAACAAAGTTGGCAAACCTTTTAAGGTTCATAGATTGGTTGCTACAGCTTTTATTCCTAATGCGGAGAATAAGCCATGCATTGACCATATTGACACCAATAGAATAAACAATAATGTCAAGAACCTTAGGTGGGTTACTATAAAAGAAAACTGTAACAATTCAATATCTCTGAAGAAATTTAGAAAAAGAATGCTTGGTGAAAACAATCCATTTTATGGTAAGCGGCTCTCTGATAGTCACAAGAAAAAAATGTCTTTAGCTAAAATGGGTATATTAAATGGGAATAGAAGCATCCCTGTTATTCAAATCAATCCCCATAATGGGCAAAAACTAAAAGAATATCAATCCTCTGCTGAAGCTGAAAGAAATACTGGGGCTAAGGAACCTAATATCATAAGATGTTGTAAACATAACAGACCGATAGCTGGCGGCTTTGCTTGGGCATATAAAACAGAATATGATATGTGTAAGGATACATCTGTTTATGTTCGCCCCATTAAATACAGAAGTTTATTAAAACCTATTTGTCAATACACTAAAGAAGGGATATTAGTTAATGAATACAACAGTTTGAAAGAGGCATCTCGTGTGACAGGAATAAGCAAGAATAATATAAGTAGATCGGCAGTCAAGCAAAAGTCATTGGCTGGCGGCTATATGTGGAAATATAAAATTAAATAATATGATAACGACAGATTTTTATAGAGAAATAGATGAAATGAGTGATTATATGAAAATTACTTGTTCAAATAATCCTGTAGAAATACAGGAACGTATATCTACCATTATGGTATATTCGATAAGAAGTGGAGAAATGCTTGCTGAATCTAAACGAGAACTAAGAAAGCGAAAGTCTGATGAAATACAGAATACAATTCTCCAAATTGCTCGGGAGAATTGTTTGTCTGCAAAAGTCCAAAACGCTCTTCTTGATAGTATAGCGGAAGAAGAATGCTTCGTTGTTGATAGGCTTGAAAGATTATGTGCATCTACTTCACATCAGTTGGACGCACTGCGTACTTTATTGAGTTATGAAAAGGAAGCTTTACGGCTAAATAAGACTGGATATTAGAAAAAAAGTTAATAACGGAAAAATAATAGATATTAAGTGATTGTTTTTATGTCACTTTTGTTTAGCTTTACACCGTGAAAAATAATTAATCATCTTAGTGGGATTTGATGATAAACAAGATATTAAACAGGCTTTCTTGGAGTACATACCTTAATCCCACATCAAAGGTATAGAAACTTGAAAGCCGCTGTTTTTAATATATGAATACTTAATATGGCTCGAAATAAAGAAGTTGGGCTGGACTACTTTCCTTTTGATATAAATTTCTTTCAAGACATAAAGATAAGGAAACTAATCAAGTACCAGAGTGGCAAGGCTATAACTGTATATGCTCTCCTGCTATGTCTTATCTACAAAAGTGGGTACTACGTGAGGTGGGATGAAGAGTTGGCTTTCATTATATCGGAACAAACCGGGTTTGAAGAGTCGTATATACTTGAGGTCATTAAATGCTGTATGGCACTAGGGTTATTATCCAAAGAATTATATGATAAGGAGAAGATTTTAACATCTAAAGGAATTCAGAAACAGTACAACTTTATATGCAGACAAGCGAAGCGGAAAAGTAGAGTCGAAGAGTTCTCTATTATTGTTCCTGATGAAGAAACTGTAATTCCTTCGGAAGAAATAGCTATTAATTCGGAAGAAATGCCAATAAACTCCGAAGTAATCACACAAAGTAAAGGAAAGGAAAGTAAAGAGAATATTATTATTCTCCCCACACCCCCCAAGGGGTTTGAGGATTTAGAAAAAGCTATTTCTGAAAAAGATCATGCCTTGAATGAGGCTTTAGCCAGAATTAAGGAACTTGAAGAAAAGATTGCTAAAGACAATCCAGCAAAGCCTAAACGGGCTAATATCCTAAATGCTAACGCTCGAAAGGCTTTTGAAGAACATTTCAGAAATACTTTTGGCGAAGAATATTACTGGACTGCCAAAGATGCTGGCAATATGTCCCAGTTGCTTCGTAAGCTAACATTTTCACGGGAACAAAGACAGATGCCCGTTGATGATGCCTCTGTGTTGTACGCTCTCCAAGTGTTCCTCACTTCCGTCAAGGATAGTTGGTTACTGGATAACTTTAGCGTAGCTAATATTAACTCGAAGTATAACGAAATCGTTTCTAAGGCAAAAAATGGAAATTCAGGAAAAGGAACTATCGGATCAACTACAACAGGTCCAACAGAGAAATTCATTTGCAGCAAAGCTGAAAAAGGAGCAGATCGGGAATCTGATAGAGCGCCACAGAAAGACTATTCTTCAAGATTTTGAATATGACTTGACGAATCCCAATGAGTTTTATGCCCATCGTGATTTTATCAGGTATATCGGGAATAACTATATGGGACGTGAATTCAGAGAGTTTGAAGTAGACGAAAACAACTCAAAGGTGTTGTCTTTCCTGCTTTACTACTTCAATGGATGCCGGTATGCAGAACAGGTTTTCCCAGATGAAGATTACAAAATCCATAAAAACCTGCTACTTGTCGGAGAACCCGGTACCGGTAAAACGATGCTTATGCAGATTTTTTCTGATTATTTACGATTAACTCATAACCCGAATACTTTTGAGAATCTATCGGTTACTCAAATGATGAACTATTACAAGATGAATGGTCATATAGATCGACATACGTTCAATGAAGGACAATCGAAAGGGTTTAAACCGGAGCCGTTTAATATCTGCTTGAACGATATAGGGCTGGAAACGGAGAATCAGAAAAGTTATGGCACTAGTCTAAACAGTGTGATAGATGAATTTTTATATGCAAGATATGAGATTTACCAGCAATTTGGCAAGATGTATCACATAACAAGCAATCTTGATGCAGAAGAATTTAAAAAGCGTTTTGCTGATCGACTTGTTGACCGATTCAAGAGTTTCAATCTCATCCCCCTTACAGGAAATAGCAGAAGGAAATAGCTGATCTGCAACAGGTTAATTTAATCTAAAGCTATGCAAATAAGAAAAGTAACGTTTGTTTACAAGTTACAAATCAAGTAACTTTACACCTGTAAATCAGAAATATATAAAATATAAGAGCAATGAAAACAATTAAAAAATTAACTGAAAAAGAAGTGGTACTTAACAGGCTCACACAATCTATGCTTGTGATCTACCTACTAAATGACAATGCTAATACCCGAACAGATGATACTCCAAGGTTATCCGGTAATCTGTAACGGTATTCATTACGATGGAAGGCATCTGAAACCAATATGCAAACGGTGCCGGTTATATACAAAAGTAAAGCAGCCATTTCATAAGTCATGGCGTATAAATGGAATCGATAAATGTATAATAAATCATGTTAGTAGGAACAACAAATCTTAATACAACGCTCAACTTAACCTATGTGTTGACAGATGTTGTAGAAACCCTTCTCTATGACTTGAGAAGTGAAATGGGTAAACAAGGCTATGAACTGCGTTACGATGCAAAACGTAATTTCAACACTGCAATAGCCGCTATCCGTAAATTGAAACAAGATGTTGATAAGACTCAGTTTTCCACTCAGGAAAATTTCGGCAACGACTCCGATTGTCTTCTTGCGTTTATCAGGTTGTTAATTGACAGATGTGGAGATGATGATAAAAAGATGTTTGAATTTTATAATTACATCAAGCGTTTTCCGTCACAACTTGGTCTCAATCTATCAGACGAAAAAAGTACGTTCGCTCATATTTTCAAAAGTAGTGAGGAGCTGGATTAGTTATGAGAGTGTTGCTAAACATCCTCCTTCTCCTAGGAGTTAACATCTTATTTTATCTGGTAGTCTACGCAATATCAGACTACTTAATGGGTGTGATTAATTAAACAACGAATGATATGAATAAAACTCACGGTTCTTTATTTAGCGGGATTGGCGCTCCTGAACTTGCATCTGAATGGATGGGTTGGGAAAATGTTTTTCATTGCGAGATAAATGATTTTTGCCGTAGCTTTTTAGATAAACGATTTAAAAGTACAAGTTATGCAGATATTACCAAAACAGACTTTAATCTTTGGAGAAACCGAGTGGATATCCTTACAGGCGGTTTCCCCTGTCAAGATGCAAGTAAGGCAAAGCAGGCAGGAGGAAAGGGCCAGCTCGGCCTTGAAGGAGAAAGAACAGGATTGTGGTGGCACATGTGCCGGGCGGTTGATGAGATCCGACCTCTCTGGGTTGTCGCAGAAAATGTTGCCAATATCACAAGAGTTAACAACGGAAGAGACTTTGCAAAAATCCTCCATTCGCTTTCCAGATTGGGGTACAATGCGGAATGGAAGATTATGTACGCTTCAGACGCAGGTGCGCCCCAAAGAAGAGCTCGATGTTACTTGGTTGCTTACTCCGACGGCATCCGATTACCGGAGGGAGAATCTTTCTTCTCCAATGTATGCAAGACGATTGTCAAGGAGCGCAGGCTGTTTGCCGGAACAGCTTTATCGGTTGGGGTTACGTGGGCTGGTCAACCACCAGTTTGTAGCGTGGGTTATGGGCTTTCCGATAGATCATCTGAATTGTATGGCAAATCTCGATTAAAAGAAGAAGTATTTCATGCTTATGGAAATTCAATGTGCCCACAACTTGTGTATAATATTTTTAAGAGAATAGCAGAATTAGATAATTGATTAAACCTTGCAAGTTCTTGAATGATTCAAGGATTTGCGTATAACAATATAGAAATGAGTAAAATAATTATAGATGGCAAGAAATATGAACGAATCAAAGTTAAGGGGAAAGAAAATTGCAACGATTGCGATTTAGCAAAAAATGTAAGAAGTTTAGCCTCTGTGCCTATTTGTTGGCAGGAAGGAAACGAAAAGATTATAAAATATTGTGAGAATCACCCTGATGTAATATACAAAGAAGTTAAACCATAACAAGAAAGAAAGGAATCAAATGAAGATAATAGTAAGTTTTTCTGGCGGAAAGGATTCACAAGCTTGCTTGATCCAAGCTGCCAATAAATACGGAGCCGATAAAATAGAAGCTGTTTTCTGTGATACTGGTTGGGAGCATCCCGAAACCTATCAACATATTAGTGACGTGTGCAAACAGCTTGATGTTAAATTAGTAGTTTTGAGAAGCAAGAAATATACTGATTTTGTAGATATGTCTATCAAGCGCTCCCGGTTCCCGTCTTCCCAAAGAAGGTTTTGTACTTCAGAATTGAAAATTAAACCGATGATTGATTACATTCTCTCACTTACTGAACCTTGCGTGATTATACAAGGCATCCGGGCAAAGGAAAGTAAAGAGCGTGCTAAACTTCCCTATGAATGCAACTACTTTGGGGAGTATTACGAACGCATTAAAAAGAATCGCAAAGGAAAGATTGTTGAAGTATGGAAGCAGGATTATCGTAGAAAAGATGTACTTAAATGGTGTGAACACTATGATGCAAGCGTTTCCCGTCCGATTTTTCAGTGGTCGGCACAAGAAGTAATAAATCATATCTTATCTGCCGGACAAAAGCCAAATCCTTTATATTCTCGTGGATTTTCCCGTGTTGGTTGCTATCCTTGTATTATGTGCCGAAAGCAGGAAGTCAAACTCATTTCACAAGAAGAGTTCGGGCGTAACCGCTTGATAGATGCAGAGCAAAGGATAAAAGAAGAAACTTCAAAAGGCTCGTCTTTCTTCTCACCCGGTTACATCCCTGATCGTTTCTGTAAAAATAGGACTTATCCAACAGTACAGGAAGTTTTCGAGTATGTGAACCGTAACGATGTCGGTATGGATGATATGTTTGAGCCAGAAGGTGGGTATAGCTGTATGAGTCTTTATCATGGACTTTGTGAATAGGAGTTTAATTTAAAACAGAATAGAAATGAAAGAAATAAATTGGTATACAATACCTGGTTTTTCATTTTATCAAATAAGTGATAATTTTCAGGTAAAAAGTAATAAGTCTTCGCGAGAAATATTAATGAAGCCTAACAAAGATCAGGTTACATTAAGATCAGACGATGGCAATAAAGCAACTATAAGATTACCCCGTTTACTTTTTGCTGCTAAAAACAATATTAATCCAAAGTATCTTCATCTAACGGGATATATTGTTTGTATGAATAATAGTGGTCCCTGTCTTATGGGAAAAGATGAATATCGTTCTTTCATCGTGGAAAAGGTAAAGGAAAGGCATAAATCAATAGATGTTGATTGTATACTGAAAGAGTGCCAGGAGGGTATAGATTTTATTAATTCTATTAAATGTTTTTTTGAAACAGGTAATTCGTCGCAGCTTGTTACAGTGCTATATAGCAAAGAAGATATTTTAGTTCGATATATACTTGACACTCTGCATGTAACTAATATAGATACGGCAAGGGATATGTTCAGAGATGCTGTTGATATTTGTCTTGATACTATTATGGGAAGGAAAAGGGTCGTAATCTCTATCTGCTCTTATATGAAGGCTATTTGTCGCAGTCTTTATTCAAAAAGAATGAAATATAAAATTCACTTTAAAGATATTAATCATAATGAGTAAAGAAGATTTGTTTATCCTATTTGGTATTGAAGACTTAAAGGATCTTCCTAATGCTGTAATAAATCTGTTGGAGGAAGATATCGATGCTAGAAATGAAGTTTATAAAGAACTTATTCGAAAGAATAACGGAGATATGTCTTACGATTGGTTTCAAGAGATATACGAAACCGAATTGTCTGAACGTAAACAGAAAAAGCAGGATTTCACTCCGAATATTCTTGGAGTTCTTTGTTCAAAGTTAACAAGTCAATCCGGTTCCATTCATGAACCCACAGCCGGGAATGGTTCTATGATAATCGCTGACTGGTGGCAGCGCTGTAAGCAAAAGATGCCATGGGAGCATTTCCCCTCACAGAATATGGTGACATGTTGGGAGTTGTCTGCACGTTCGATACCTATTCTGCTCCTTAACTTGTCAATTCGTGGTATCATGGGGTATGTTTATCATGGTGATGTTTTAACAAGGGAAGTAAAGCAAAAATATATTCTTCTCAATCGAAAGAATGATGCGCTTGCTTTCTCTGAGGTGATTAAAGTTGATGTCAATACTAAAATAGTAGAAGTATGAAATTGAATGACGTATATAATGAATGGTTGCCTGTTAAGAGAAGGCAAGTTAAGAGCTCAACGCTAAGCTGTTATCAGCTTATATATCTGAATATACTTGCTCCCCGGTTTGGTAATACAGACGTAGAGAACATGGGGAAAAAGGTTGTTGCAGCATTTCTCTATGAACTTCTTGATTCTGGTACCAAGTCAAAGAAATACTGTTCGGATATTCTAATCGTCATAAAGATGCTTATTCGCTTCGCCGGTGACGAATTGGACATCGATGTTCCCGACACCACATGGAAGGTTATTTGGCCAACCAAGAACAAAGTTGTCACGCCCAAATTAGAGCGCTACACGCCTGAAGAATACCGTAAAATAGTGAGTTATGTTATGGATAATCCATCCCCTCGAAATTTAGGTATTTTATTGACTATATGCACCGGTATGCGGATAGGCGAAGTTTGTGCATTACAATGGCAGGATGTAGATCTTGTTGGCAAGGTAATTCACGTTAATAAAACGATAGAACGTATATATCTCCCTGAAAATATAGGTACCGACAAGAAAAAGACAGTGGTAGAGATAGGATCTCCTAAAACAAATTCATCAGATAGATACATACCTATTCTTAAGGATATTTTCCCTATTGTGAAGAAGTTCTCAGCCGTATGCAAGCCCGAGTATTATGTCTGTTCCTGCTCTGAGGGGTTTGTTGAGCCTCGAACTTTACGTACATATTATCGAATATTCATCCTTGAAAAAGTGAAGTTGGATCATTGCATTAAATTTCATGGGTTGCGCCACACTTTCGCAAGTACCCTGATTGAAAATAAAGTTGATGTTAAAACAGTCTCTACAATTCTCGGACATTCGGATATAAGTACAACCCTTGATGTATATGTACATCCATCGGATGAAGCCAAAAGAGGTGCTGTTAATGGGGGCTTAAAAGGAATATTCAGATAATTAATTCAAATCAAATCAGAAATGAAAGAAATAGAACTATATAATGACCATTTCCAAGAAGTTTGGAAAATTATTCCTGAAACAGACTATTCATACCAAGCATCTTCTTTTGGTAGAATAAAATCTGTTGATAGAAAAAGATATTGTAAAAATGGACATACATGTATACATAAAGGAAGAATTATTAAATACGGTATTCAAAATAATGGATATTGTATCGTTTGGCTAAGAATAGGGAATAAAACTAAGGCTTTCACAGTTCATAGACTTGTTGCAAAAACCTTTATAAATAACCCTTTAAACCTTGAACAAGTTAATCATAAAGATGGTAATAAATGCAATAACCATGTTGATAATTTAGAGTGGTGTAGCCGAAGTGATAATTTAAAACATGCATATAGGGAATTACATCAAAAGAGACATTCTTATACAATGGTAAAATGTGTTAACACAGGCGAGGTTTTTGAATCTGTAAGATTAGCAGAAAAATCAAAAGGTTTATGTAAAGGGGCTATATCTCAAGTATTAAATGGCAGGAGTAAAACATCAGGAGGATTAAAATGGATAAAAATATAAAACCTAAGTTATTCAATGACCATTTCCAAAATTTCCGTTCTTATGGAATCCCAAAAGCCCAGTTAATTATAGCTGATGTCCCTTACAATTTAGGCAATAGTGCTTATGCTTCTAACCCTTCATGGTATGTGGACGGAGATAACAAGAACGGTGAAAGCGACAAAGCAGGCAAACAATTCTTTGATACCGATAAAGATTTTCGCCCTGCCGAGTTTATGCACTTCTGCTCCCAAATGCTTGTAAAGGAACCCAAGGAAAAAGGCAAGGCGCCTTGCATGATAATCTTTTGTGAATTTGAAGACCAGTTCCGGTATATTGAACTGGGTAAAAGATATGGGCTGAATAATTACATCAATCTTGTATTCAGAAAGAATTTTTCAGCGCAAGTCTTGAAAGCCAATATGAAGATAGTCGGCAATTGTGAATATGGATTGTTGCTTTACCGCGATAAGCTTCCAAAGTTTAACAACGATGGTCGGATGATCTTCAATTGCTTTGATTGGGTGGTGGACAATGAAACTCCGAAGGTTCATTGTACACAAAAGCCGGTTCCTTTGCTTCGTAGACTGATAGAGATATTCACCGACAAAGGTGATGTCGTTATTGATCCATGTGCCGGAAGCGGTTCTACCTTATTAGCTGCTGCCCAGTTGGGACGCAGGGCATACGGATTTGAGATTAAAAAAAAGTTCTTTGCTGATGCGAATAAATTTGTGTTGTCACGTATCCAGCAATCGCTATTTGTGTAATTTAAATAGAAATAGAAATGAAGAATATAGAAAAAAGCCGTACAAGTTTAAAACAAGTACGGCAGTCCAAAAGATTGCAACCATTGCGAGTACTACAATGGTTAAATGTCAAGGAAGTTAGCGTCAAAAAGCGAAATTAATCCGCATTTAGGGCATCTAACGGCAATAACAGGCCATGAATTAACTGGTGGAATGACTCATGTTGCAATCAGAAAATGAAGTATAACGAACTCCGTGAAAAAATGCACGGGAAGAAATATTAATCTAATAAACCATAATATGAAACAGACATTAGAAGAAGCAGCATACGACTATGCTACTAATAAAACAAAGTTTAGAAAAGAGGTTTTAAAGGAGGTTGATCCAGATAACTATGTTAGTCGGAAATCTGATTGTATGGAAGATTTTCAATCTGGTGCAGAATGGCAGGCAAAGCAATCCCCGTGGATAAGCGTGAAAGAACGATTGCCGGAAGAAGATAAAGAAGTTCTTGTTTTGTATGAATTTAGATCTGCATTTATGATACAAGAGGATTTTTATTTTGGGCAAGGTGAACAGTGGAATTGGGGCGGTAATAAAATTCTCGCATGGATGCCAATCCCCTCTTTCGATGAAATACTCGAAGCCAACAGGGATGTACTGGAACGGATTAAAGAGAAAGGAGATTAATATGGAAATAACTAAGGTAACAATTAAAAACAAAAAATGATTTAATCATGACTCGCAATCAATTTATTCATTACTCTTATCGGCATAGCGAAATCATTATCTATCACCAAAGGCATCCTGATGTTGATATAGAGTGTATGCTGATTGGCGTTGATTTTGACAATGAATTGTTTCACCTTGTTCCAATAGATCAATATTTATATGAAGATAGATCGTATTGGCTTCCTTATACATCGTGCGACAAACAGTTTAAGAAGCCTAAGATGAAAGTAGTAAGGAGTGATAGAACAATAGTAACAAAGTAGTTAAACGAATAACAATGAGTATATTATCAGACGAATGGTGTTGCATGAATTGTGTACACCAAGCAGAATGTTTATTGGACGATCCAGAGTTGAACTTATTAGGATATTGTATGCAATACGAAGACGAAGAATGGGAGGATTAACTATGCCTACAGTATTAAGAGAAACCTATCCAACAGCCAGGAAAGAGCATGGATGTGAGTTTTGTTGCGAAAAGATAGCGATAGGACAAAAATATGTCCGTCAGACAAATGTCTATGACGGAGTAGTGGGCGACTTCATCACACATCAAGAATGTAAAGAAGTAGCCCATGAATTGAATATGTATGATGATTGTGATGACGATGGATTATGCGGAGAACAGTTTAGGGAGGAATTGGACTTATACGTACATGTCAATCATTACGATGATGAAGCGGACGACATCTGTTCTGATTGGCAGTTGAATTACTATGAGATAGCGAAAAAGGTATTGAAAGAACTTAAAAACAAATAACTATGGGATTTACAACAGCAGCGTTTATACGCAAAAATACACCGGAACTCCGGAAGAAATTGGAGGAGTTGGGATATAAATGCTCTTCGTTGATTGAAGATAGACCTTGTTTATTTACAGCATCATATTTAAATGCCTATCATTCTATTCCCCCTGAATGGTTTGATGATGATAATCCTCATACAACGTATAATTGTGCAGGCCGTATTGATTGCGGAACCAACGAAGAGCTTTTCTTGGCTATTGCCGCATTGAGGGATGATACAAATGAAAATCAATGGTTTACCAATGGAGAAGAATGGGCATATCATCCAAAAACAGAATGTTGTTCACCATGTAATACTGTATATAGAACATTAGCTTTTGATTATATACCTAAAGATACTAACATGGTAAATTATCATAAGGCCACAGTGAAAGAGCTAATCGAACACTTTAAAGAGAAGGAGGTGAATCATGGATAGCGTACAGACACAGACCATTTCTATCAAGGGGAATGACGATGCTGTGGCATATATTGATTTTTGTGATGGAGATTTATGTGTTTCTGTTGTAGTAGAAGGTAAACAGGCAGACTTTCACTTTGAACCTATTACTTTGAAGATGTTTGCCTATGCTTATAAGTTGCATTGTGAAGATCTAAATAAGGAGGAATAATCATGAACAGAGAAAGAAACAAATCCATTTGCCGAGAAAGACTATTGAAATTGCAAGAAAATGACATCAATAAACTTATAATAAGTGAAATTGCTGATTTGGCTTACTGTAACGGATATAATACCGTACTCGATGCTGCGGAAAAGGTTTTAAGTAACGAAGATTATTTTAAAATTGTGAAGCAATTGGAAAAGGAGGAATAATATGAAAGACTATCAATTTGAAGAGATAACGTTTTGGTTGTCATTTATATGTTGCCTGATATCTTATCACTTGAACATATCATGGTTGACAGGTATTCTCGTAATTGTAACAGCATTAAATCTATTCTGGTTAATAATTGCTGCTTGGCAATATTTGAGAAAGAAAAAAAATCAAAGTGAACAGAATAAATAGTCGGAAGGAGATATGAAATGAAGAATAAGATCATAGCGGGTGTTATAGCTACGCTATTTTTACCTGCGATTTTTGCTATACGTTGGTCTGTTGAACAGTTCTTGTTAGCTAGAATTGTATTTGGATTTATACTAATAGTACTTATAATTGTGTTAATGTACAAGTTTTCCAAACTTTTACTTGACGAATGGTCTGAAAAATGTAAAAAATCATGAGAAAAACTGAAAGGATAATTAGAAATAAGAATACATGCATCCCGGAGAAATACAAGAAGATTGACGCAACGGAAACGGATATACTAAATAGATTGCAGAGATGCGCAAAGAAATGGATGAAAAATAAGGGTTAAACGCATAGGCTACTATTGTTTTGGTGTGTGTTGGTTGTATTGTAAGCAAAAGTTAAATCTTTGATTATGAGTGTTTTATGCTTAAAATAATTGTGTAAATATTTGGCTAACTCATTGAAAATGAGTATCTTTACAATACTAAAAGAAACCAATATTACTAACAATTAAAAGACAAGAGCAATGAAAGCAACAAAGTACACAAATTCGAAAGGTTTATCTAAAGGAGCATTTATTTATTCAATCAAGAAGAATGGCGAAAGATACGCCCAACCTACATTCTACACTTTTATCGGTTTAGAAAAGAGTGCAGAAGACATTCTCAAAAGACTAGAAACATATAATCCTAACTGCAAATTCGAAATAGCATAACGATTTAATATATAAGAGCAATGAACACATATTACAAGTTTGCGCCAAACGTATTTTTGGCAAGGTGCGAAGAAAAGCACGAGAGAGGTGAAGTAATTCTAGTTACCACCAAGTATGGCAAAGAAAACGAAAGCATAGTTTTCAATCTGATTTTCGAGAAAGACGGTTTTTACTATTACTCTATCGTAAGAGCTGACGGATTCAATGTTCAGGAATGGGCGAAGCAAAGAGCGGAACGCAGGCATGAATGGGCGTCATCGGCAGTACAAAAAAGTAATGAGTATTTCAATCGCTCGAACAAAGACAAAGATTTTCTTTCTCTTGGAGAGCCAATCAAAATCGGACATCATAGTGAGAAACGGCACCGAAAAGCGATTGAGGATGCTTGGAACAACATGGGAAAAAGCGTTGAGTTCAGTGATAAGGCAAATGAACATAAAAGAGTGGCCCAATATTGGGAGAAACGTGCCAACACGATCAATTTGTCTATGCCGGAAAGCATTGACTTCTACGAACACAAGTTGGAACAAGCGAAAGAATACCATGAAGGTGTAAAATCCGGCAAATACCCACGTGAACATGCGTATACTCTCACTTATGCCAAGAAAGAGGTGAACGAACTGCAAAAGAAATACGAACTGGCTAAAAAGTTATGGGGAGAACAAGTATGAACATATCATTATTAAGCCTTACTGACAAACAAGAGTATGCGGTAAGTAATATTCTGCAATCATTGGATAATGCTAAGACCTTCTGTTCGTATCTAGATAAGGATGATTTGCGATATGAGTTGGAAGAGATGGTAGGTAGGTTTGTCAAACGTGTCGAGAAGAAAGTAGATGAAAACTATTGAATGGGGTGCAATGATATTACTAAAAACAGCAATGCAAACGAAAACAAGTAAAGCCATATCCCAGTTCCGATCTGGTCGCCTGAAAGAAGCATTGGCGATCTTCTGCACTTTTCGCATCGGATTCACCAAAGAAGAACGCAGAACACTGCAAATTGCAAATGAAAGTCTTTCCGGAAATTCCTCGTTCTATCGTCAACTTGGAATTGATACCGACAAAGAAGTTGAAAAAAGCAAGTATATATTGACTTCCAAGTATCTGAAAATGAAATAGTTAAACAAAGTTTAATAAGATGATATTTTAGATGTAATATATTGATATTCAATATATTATTTGTATCTTTACATATCAAAAATAACAAATTAATCAATAAGAGCAATGAGTAAGATAGAACAAATGACAACCGAACTTAACCAGGCATTACACTCTAATACCTACCAGTTCGAGATTGATACCGAAGATTTTGTTTTTGGATTCAAGAGCACCATAAGAAAGCGTACCAAAAATCTAGCAAAGGCGTTTAAGCTTGAACAAAAGGTAACAAGGGACTGCGGACGTTTCCTGTCCGACACCGTTAGAATCGTATCTGTAAGAATTTACAAAAACGGTGATTTGAGAAAAGAAATTCATGCTGAAAAAATAACAGCATCATATAATGGATAAAATATAGAGCAATGAAAACAACAGTAAAAGTGTATTTAAAAGACGAACAAGGCAATAAAGACTGGTTCGTTACCCCTATCAACTTATCAGAACAAGAAGCCCATAGATACTATCTCGGTAATATCTTTAACATGGGACGAGAAACAGATCACATGATGAAATGTTACAAAGTTGAGACAATAAAATCATCAAATTAGATAATTTTATGACTAAAAGTGACGCTTTTTATGTCATATTTTGTATCTTTACACCATAAAAATAAAAAAAAGAGCAATGAAAATTTACACAAGTTATTTCGGTAATAGCCGAAAATTGAAAGAAGCAGGAGTTAAAATTATTTGCGTAGCTATTGGAAGGCCAAGATTTATTAGTGGAGTACCACAAATGGTTAATGTGGCTCCAACAAGGTATATGATAAGTGCTGCATGTTCTCATGACGAGTATCTTAGACTTTATGATGAGATTCTTGCAAATCAAGATGCTTACAAAGTAATCGAACAAATAGAATCGTTAAGTGAAGGCAAAGATGTCGCTCTCTGTTGTTACGAAAAACCGGGTGATTTTTGCCATCGTCATATTTTGGCAAAGTGGCTTACTGAAAAAACTGGTATTGAAATAACAGAGTTCGGAGTAGTTGAGAAGAAAGAACCTAAATATGAACAAGCAAGTTTGTTTTGAGTATGAGAACTATTAAATTTAGAGGAAAGCGAATTGATAACAAAAAATGGGTATATGGATACCTTGCCGATGAAGACTACATCAACGATATTAATTCAATTGATTTGTCTTCGATAGAAGTAGACAGAGATACCTAGGTCAGTTCACCGGACTATTTGACAAGAACGGAAAAGAAATCTATGAAGGAGACATTGTGGAACGTATTGTCCATCAAAATCCCTGTTTTGGATTTATTGGCAATGTCGTATTTAATAGTGATATTGCACTTTTCTGTGTTGAGCATAATGAGTTTGGCCCTAATTCAAGCACACCGTTTGTCATGCCCGATGATTGGAAGGACAAATATTCAAATAGGCTAGAATGTGAGTTTGAAATCAAAGGTAACATTTACGATAATCCTGAATTATTAGCCAACCATCAATAGTGTTTGATGGAATGCTGTCAAATTTGCCAAGCAAGCGGTGGTTTGACAGCATAGGTAAAAGGGAATTTAGCAAAGTTGGTCTATGCGTCGGACTGAAAATCCGAAGAACAAGGTTCGAATCCTTGAGTTCCCACAGTCTTGTATCAATGAACGCACCACTCTATCCGAATTAAAGACGGGTGTCGGGTCTGTCTGAAGATAGGAAAGCCGATAGAGTAGTAGATAGAAAGGAGAAGGGTAAATCCGAAATAAGTCCCAGAGAGTATCTATCAAGGTGGATCTTCACAAAATCATGTGAATGTTGACGGTGACGACATGGCGGTTCATAATGTTGACAGCTTGGAATAGACAGGCATTTGCGGAAATAGCTCATCGGTAGAGCGTTGGCATTCCAGCCAAAGAGTGGGGTTCGATTCCCTGTTTCCGCTCTAATGCCGTTAAACTCGGCTCGTTGATTGAGGTTGTGTAAAGTAAGCGACAAGGTTCGATTCCTTGCATTTAGTTGGTACTGCAAACAATCTGACAGCGTGGAAAGACACGCAAATTTGGTGGTATGTCGGAATGGTAAACGATACATTGCGGTAGATAGTACTGAATAGGACGCTGAGGAAGCTAACAACAGCTCAGTCGCTAAACCTATCATTGCAGGTTCAAGTCCTGCTACCACCACGTAGGGATAAAATGGTCATAGGGCGCTAAGACTAAATGAACGGAAATTCTAAGTGTACATAAGAATGGATGTCATCAAGACCGGTGCTGTAAGTAACAGGTTGAGTAGTTTAAAGATCGTAGGATAGCCAATCTACGGACGAAAGCGAGAAAGCAGACGATACTTGTGTAGGTTCGACTCCTACTTATCCCTCAACCCTTATAGTAGAGATAAGCAAAAGCAAGAACATTAAAGCTTGTGCAGTTTACGGGGTGATGGAAATTGCCATCTGACACGACTGAAAGAAGCCGAATAGATTGCATAAGTGTTCTTGCAAGTAGCTTGCAGAATGATTGAATTTTGTGTTAAGCCTGTCGGGAATACGCTCGGCAGGCATTTAACGCAAAATGTATATGAAGTTATATACAACCCAATAAAGATAATAATATGTTTCAGGGAACAACACCTCCAGAAGTAAAGATTCTCCTCCAAGACTTAATGAAAGGAGTTGAAAATAAAGATGTTTTCATCGGGTGCTCTGGTAATTTTACAACAGATAAAATTATGAGTAGTATGGGATACACAGTACATTCTAATGATGTAAGTCTATATTCCAAACTAATTTCTGATCTATTACTTGATACAAATACTGATATTGAAGTTGTGAATCCTGAATTACGTATGGTTTTTGACACATGGGATGACACTAAATACAAAAAGCTTATTCAAGTAATGTTTGCAATGAGAGTGTCGAACTTTCACCAAAGGAAAAACGATTACCAAGAAGAAATGTTTAACGCTTTTATTGAGCAATCAAAAGTTTATTATCATAATACTATATCTAAGATTGAAAAAGGCGCACTTAATTTTAATATTAAGAGTTTCTTCTATGGTGATTTTTTTGACTTCCTAAAAAGCAAAAAAGGTAAAGGTGTTGGTATAAGCTTTCCTCCTACGTATAAAGGAGGGTATGAGAAGATGTTTAGCTATGTCGAAGAAAGCTTTAATTATATGCGTGCTACTTATAACGTCTTTGATCCCAAAGAGGGTGGAAATATATTCAAGAACCTCCTTGAGAATGATGAAAACATCATCTATTCTGATAGATATTTCAAGGAGATAGACAACTTCCTTGTTGGCAAAATAAACTTGGGGCCAGGCAAGAATCCTATATACACTTACTCTAGCGTAAATCAAAATAAGCATTATTACATTGAACGTGATAAAAATGTAAAGTCATCATATACTCATATTTTACCAATAGATTATGAATTTACAGATAATACGGTAATATCTGCAAAATTATGTCCGGTTAGTGATGTGAATTATTATAAAGCGTTTTACATGGCAAACAAGGTTAATTATACAACTGGTGGAGATTTAGGTATGGTATTTATGGCTGACGGTAAAGCGTTTGGATTTACTTCTTTCAGCAAACAGTTATCTACACTTGAGAAGATATTTATGCAGAGTGATTTTGTTGTAAACTCAAATACACAGAGGCTTAGTAAATTGCTGATTATGCTTACTAAGTCCCACGATGTGAGGATGCTCATTGCAAGAAAAATGGGTCACTATTATGAAGGGATTAAGACAACTGTGTATACATCTTCACCAGTAAGTATGAAATACCGCAGTGTATTCAATCTTGACAGGAGAGATGAAGGCAAACTAATGTATTCTGCTAGTTTTTTAGATGATTCATTAAAGGATTTATATAGATTATGGTTGAAAAAATACAAGAAGTGAAAGATGTTCATCTTATTCAGGGGAAACTGGATGATGTAAACAAATTGATTGCTCCGTATAAGTTAGCATATGTAAGCCCTATAGATGATTGCATTCCGTTGGAGAAGAATGCTCACTATATGGAAAAATCCACACTGGATAGACTAACTGCAAATGTGGCTGAAGACGGTTTTTTATCTCAGCTTCCGTTCGCAATGAAACGAGATGATGGGAAATATCTTATTTTGTCGGGAAATCATCGTTTAAAAGCTGCTATTAAAGCTAAGCTGGAATATATTCTAATTTTGTATATTGAAGAGGTTGATAAAGACAAACAGATTGCCTATGTGCTTAGTCATAATGCTTTAGTAGGAAAAGATGATGCTCAAATGCTTAAGGAAATTTATAGCGAGATGCGCACTATTGAAGCAAGAGAGTTTTCTGGCCTTAACGGTATTCAATTTATTGATACAGATAAGATTCCTACCGTTTCTATTAATGATGGGGATATAGAGCTTACGGAAATGAAGTTCTTGTTTACTGAAAGCAGGAGTAATGATGTCAAAGCTGTTCTAGCTGAACTTGAAAAACAGAAAATATCTGCAAATAGTTCGATAGTTGTAGGTTCTTATGAAGAATTTATAAAGGTAGCTACAGAAGTAAAGAAGAAATTTAATATAAAGAGCAATACTGTTGCTTTTGCTCGTATGGTTGATATCTGCAAAGCTTATTTGCAAGAAATGAAAGACAAGGAGGTGTAATATGGCAGGTAGAGGTAGGCCCAAATTAGAGATGTCTCTTTATGATAAATATATAAAAGGTAAAGAGGATATTATTATAGCAGACTGTAGGAATGGAGCTGATAACAAAGGTTTATGTGTACGTCTTGGAATAGGACTTACTACATTTAAAAGTATATTAAAAAAGCATCCTGAAGTTGTAGATTTATTGAGAGAAGGTAAGGAAGAAGCTGACATGAAAGTAGAGAGTGCTTTATATAAAAGAGCTATTGGCTATGATATCGAGGAAACTACAACTGAAGTGAGAATAGGAGAGGACGGATCAGGTCAAACTACCGTTGTTAAGAAGACGAAAAAGCATGTCGCAGGAGATACAACGGCACAAATATTCTGGTTGAAAAATCGTAGGCCAAATGAATGGAAAGATAAACAGGATGTAAACGTTACTAACAATGATTGGGTAGATGCTTTAAAATCATTAACCACTTCATATAAGAATGGTGACAAAGGATGAAAAGAAGGAACTAATCAGTGAAATTATAGCATACTGGTCTAATGACTGGAATAAGTTCGTTCGTGACGCATTATGTGCAAGATTAGATCGTGAGCAGCAAGCTATTATTGAGTCTGTTCAGCATAATCCAATGACTGCTGTTGCAAGTGGAACTGCTCGTGGAAAAGATTTTGTTGCTGCCTGTGCTTCGCTATGTTTTATGTATCTAACTCCTAGATTTAATGAAAAAGGTGTGCTTGTTGGGAATACTAAGGTGGCTATGACAGCACCAACAGGGCGGCAAGTGGAAAATATTATGACTCCTGAAATAAGAAGGCTGATTCGTGCTGCAAGGACAAAGTTCCCTTTTTGTTGTCCTGGCAGATTGGTTGCTGATGATATAAGAACGGATTATGAAGAATGGTTTCTGACAGGATTTAAAGCGGATGATAATGCAACCGAATCATGGTCTGGATTTCATGCAGTGAATACCATGTTTGTTATCACGGAGGCATCAGGTATATCCGAAATTGTTTATAATGCAATAGAAGGTAACTTGCAGGGCAATTCTCGGATGCTCATAGTATTTAACCCGAATATTACTACTGGTTACGCAGCTCGTGCCATGAAGTCTGACCGTTTTGCGAAATTCAGGCTTAGCTCTCTAAATGCAGAAAATGTAGTAAAGAAGCAAATAGTAATACCCGGTCAAGTGGATTATGAATGGGTTAAGGACAAGGTTATAAATTGGTGCTCCCCCATTCAACAAACGGACTTCAATGAGGGAGAAGGAGATTTTAATTGGGAAGGTAAGCTATACCGACCTAACGATTTGTTTCGCGTCAAGGTACTTGGTATGTTCCCGAAAGTATCTGAAGATGTTCTTATTCCTTATGAATGGATAGAGATAGCAAATAGGAATTGGCGGGAATTACAGGCAAGTGGTTTCATTCCAGCCAAATCTTGTAAGCTAGGTGTTGATGTTGCCGGTATGGGACGCGACAATAGTGTCCTTTGTCCGAGATACGGGAATTATGTTCCACAATTTGATGTTCATCAATCTGCTGGACGTGCGGATCACATGCATGTAGTAGGTATGACAATACCATATTTAAAGAAGAAGGGAGCAAAAGCATTTATTGATACGATAGGAGAGGGGGCAGGTGTCTATTCTCGTTTGTTGGAGGAAGAATTTACGAATGCTTTTTCATGCAAATATTCGGAAGGGACAGATGGATTGCATGATATTACCGGAGAGTACGAATTTGCCAACATGCGTGCATATCTGTATTGGGCTTTACGTGATTGGCTCAATCCTAAAAATGGTTTTGGTGCAGCTTTGCCACCGTGCGACCAGTTGATGGAAGAAGCGACTGAAACCAAGTGGAAATTCCTTAGTGATGGAAAGGTTATTATTGAACCTAAGGAAGATGTCAAAAAACGTATTAAGCGTTCTCCTGACTATATGGACGCATTAGCGAATACGTTTTATCCTAGAGATTATAGTTTTATTAGTGATGAAGAGTTGCTCAAAGATTTTTTGTAGTTGTGTTTCTTTTAGTACCTTTGCGTTTGAAAACACTTCTAATTTGTGTTTTCATTGCTCTTATGTGCACTGGCTTGTGAAAGTCGGTGCATTTCTGTTTATAGCAAAAGTTAAATCTCTGATTATGAGTGTTTTATACTTAAAATAATTGTGTAAGCATTTGGCTAACTCATTGAAAATGAGTATCTTTACAATACTAAAAGAAACCAATATTACTAACAATTAAAAGACAAGAACAATGAAAGCAACAGCAATCCAACAGAGAATAATAGAAAAATTCATCATGTCAGAGTTTGCACAAGGTAACTTAGATACCAAAGAACAAGTTAGCTGTATGCTTCTACTGATTCAAAAGAAACTAGATATGTCAGTAGAACAAGCAAGTGATTTTATGAGAAACGCAATTGGTATTAACGCTTAATACATACGATTATGAAAGTGTATGATATAAATGGGAACGTAGTAGCAGAAGGATACTTGGTACCCAATCCTAATTTCATTCCCAAAGGTGAATACAAAGAAACAGAACTGGATTATCAAAAGAAGCAAGCTGATATGTTAATAACTTCTATTGATGGCAATTTCTATGAAATCAGTTTGCCTAAAAGTGCTACACTTCGCCAGAAGATAAACAAAGACATACAGGGATATGGTAGAAACGTAAGAAGGTATAATGAAAATATAATTCATGTAACAGAGAAGGTTCTAAAGATTTTGCAAACTAAATATACTATAATGTGTGACTTTTAAAAATAGATATGACACAAGAACGACTTGATATATTTGAAAAAGTACTCTTCCTCTATGGAGAATACGTCTTACTCGATCTTTATTCTTTTGCTAAAGTTACGGAAAGATATGAAGATTGCGCTATCATGAGAGATTTAATGAAGAAGTACAATATTGATGAACGTGATGATATACAAGATTGGCAGGCTGAATTATGGCGTTGTGGATATTCTGGTAAGATTGCTGTCATAAATTTCCCTTATTATATGCATAAAGCTATCAAATTAGTTGGATATTTATAAATAAAAGTGATATAAATTACGCGACTTTTATTATATTTGCACCAAGTAAAAACGAATATTAAGTAATATTCTACTCAAATGGACGAAATCACCTCTATCTTAGACAGTACACGGCCCGTTGATAACATAATCAACGATTTGAAAGAAAAGTCTGTAACAGTCCCCTCATGGGATAAACTTCTCAAAGACTACGAACCAACAGAACATGAGATAGTATCTGACACAGTTACTCGTAAAGACAAGATTCGATCTAATGGAGATATAGAAAAAGCTTCCCGTATCTACATTGGGCTTGAAAAACTTCTCACCAAACGAATGACTGAATTCATGTTTGCTATCCCGGTTAAACGTGTATATCACAATATAGAAGACAATGAAACTCGCCAAAGTATTGCGAAAGCGATTGAAGCGATATATAAGTATGCCCGTATTGACAGTGAGAATATTAAGCGAGGCAATGCTTACTTTGCTTCATGCGAAGTGTTCACCATTTGGTACACAGTTGAGAGTCCCAACACTCTATACGGCTTTAAAAGTAAATATAAGCTAAAAGGCAAAACCTATTCACCAATGGACGGTGTTAGGTTATATCCTTTACTTGATGAGCTTGGCGATATGATTGCAATGTCTTTTGAATACACAAAAAAGGTCAAAAATGTAGAAGTTACGTATTTTGAGACGTATGCGGCAAACATTCATTATAAATGGAAACAGCAGGGAAATGGCTGGGAATTAGTTAAATCAGAGCCGGTCGTTATTCTGAAAATACCCGGAGTATACGTTTATCGTCCTGTTCCCATTTATCACGGTCTTTCCTATATCAGAAAAGAAATCGAATATACTCTTTCACGCAATAGCGATGTCATCGCATACAACTCCGCTCCTATTCTGAAAATAGCCGGTGGCATAAAGGGAGGAGAAGATAAAGGGGAAAGCCGCAGGGTTTACCGTGTGGAGCAAAACGGGGATGTGTCCTATGTCTCATGGGCACAATCTATCGAGGCGTTGAAATACCATGTCGATACCCTTATTAAGTTATTTTGGTCACAATCACAAATGCCGGATATTTCTTTTGAAAACATGAAGTCTCTTGGCAATATCGGATTTGACGCAAGGCAGACTTTACTTACTGACGCTCATTTAAAGGTTGGAGATGAAAGTGGTGCATGGATAGAAGCATTTGAACGTGAATGTAGCGTAATCAAAGCTTTCCTAAAAATGATGAATGTCTCTTGGAAAGACGAAGTAGATAATGTTGAGGTTGAGCACATCATAACTCCGTTTATTCAAAATGACGAAAAGTCAGAAATAGAAAAGTGGGTTACGGCAAGTGGTGGAAAAGCAGTTGTCAGCCAATTGGAAGCCATCAAGAACTTAGGTATCTCTACTGATCCACAAGATACTCTTTCCCAAATTCAAAAAGAAGATGCAGAGGCTTCCAAAAGCAGGATAAGCAATATTTTCGAACAATCGGAATAATAATCAAAATATAATCATTATGGCAAAAATAGATGTATTAGAATTTAGTAAAGAAAAACAAGGTTATTCCTGTGAATTTACTTCTGTTGGGAAATGTGTAATACAGATAGATAGAGAAATGAATGGGACACTTAGCCTATTTGCAAAATTGGAGGGTATGGATTATGCACTGTTGTATCAATACCCTTCTGCTCAATTTAATGATAATGTGATTTTTGAGCTTGACGTACAAAAGGGGCTTTCTATCAAGATCCTAAGCGCAGTCGGTGTTATGAGTGCAAAGATGGCTTATGAAGATGAAGATTTATAACCTATTTGTCAACTTGTAGAAAAGGTAAAGGCAGCGTAGACATATGTTTATGCTGCCGACTTAAAACTTAAAATCATGAAGACAAAAATATCAAACTGGCTTATTAGATTAGCAGAAAAAATCAATCCACAAGAAAGATTGAGTAGTATTGAACGAGTTGATAACTACGAAGCGAAGAAGCTTGGTATCTGCCTTGTCCGGACTAAAAAAGAAATCAAGGATTACCGGAAAAAGAAGAAACTTGATGAAGGTTGGTCTAATCGAAAATCAGATAAAATGTTCCTCAAGGAAGTTAAGGATGAAGTTCGCCAATCAATTATCAGTTCGATCAACCAAAGGGGACTAATAGAATACTCCGTTGAAAAAGTTGGTGATGAACTCTATGTTACTGGTGAAATTAAAGTATATATAAAAAAAGAATAATATGCAGGTTCCTATAGATAACATAACTTTTAGCGAAAGTGAATATCATCGTGGAGACAAGATATGGAAAGCTCAAACACTCTACGATTTTGCTAAGGCAAAAGAATATCCAGTGCTTGATATGCCATTATGGAATATAGACCTTACAGCTGAACCATTTGAATGTAATCAGCTTCACAGTTTCATTTTTCAATGCAAACGGGTGAATCAATGCTCTCTTGAATATCCTATTATCCTTGACGAAGTAGGTCAAATTGCCGATGGCTACCATCGTTTATGTAAAGCGATATTGGAGGGCAAGGAGACAATTAAAGCTATCCGATTATTGGAGATGCCAGCACCTGATAGAATTTCGGAGGAATAAAAAAGCAAATGAACTAATGGCAAAACCCAAGATTCCAAATCAGAAAAAAAAGTACCAAGAACTCAACGGGAGATTAAACGGATATGTATCCCTCGTTGAGCAAATATACGACACCCTGAATTTGGAAGCTGCCAAAGCTGTTTCACGTACTAAATATTCCCCTGATAGCGATAAGCCGTTTAAATGGTCTGACTATCCTCAAACGAAGAAACAGATAGATGACATACAGGCTCAATTTGTTGATGACATTCATGCCGCTATCTATCGTGGCACATCTGAAGAATGGAAGAACAGTAATGAAGCACAGGATTTAATAGCCAACAAAGTATTAAGAGCTTATAACGCCCAAGTTGACAAAGAGAAATATAAAGTTTTGTATCAAACAAATTCAGATGCTTTGAAAGCATTCCAGAACCGAAAAGATAAAGGATTAAATATATCTGCAAAACTTTGGCAACAATCTATGATCTACAAAGAAGAACTGGAGGCCGCGATCTCATGCGCTATTCAAAAAGGAACCAGTGCTGTTACGTTGAGTAAGCAAATAAGTAAGTATCTTCTTGATTTCCCATTACTGCAAAAAGATTACAAAGACAGATATGGCAGTGCTGAACATATACAAGATTGTGAATATCGTTCCATACGTCTAGCCCGTTCAGAAATAAACATGGCTTATAGAACAGCTGAAAACGAAAGATGGAAACAAATGGATTTCGTAGTCGGATATGAAATAAAACTAAGTTCTTCTCATCATAGCCGTATGCCACATGGAGACATTTGTGATACACTTGCCGGTAAATATCCTAAAGACTTCACATGGACAGGATGGCATCCGAATGATTTATGTTATAAAGTTCCTATCCTCAAAACAGAAGAAGAATTCTGGGAATGGGATGGGCGGATCGATGTTTCTACAGAAAGTATAAATGAAGTAAAGGATGTTCCTGACGAATTCAAAAAATGGGTACTCGAAAACCAACAAAAGATAGAAAAAGCCCGGAAAAGAAACACCTTACCTTATTTTTTGAGAGATAACAAATCAATTATTCAGAATATAAATACCGATAATTCAGCTAAGGAGCTTGTTAATCGTGCTTCTTTAGTTGGTAATGAGGTACAAAGTTTAGCGGAATCCATAGCTAAAAAGCACAAAGGATTTGTAACTCCAATCAATTACAAAAGTATTTCATCAATAACAAGAAAGGTGACAACGGAGAGTATAACTCCATATGATATAAAAGACGCTGTTAGGACGACAATTATAGTTCCTAAATCACAAATAGATCAAGTCTTGAACGAACTGTCTGAAAGCGATTCATTTGTTCGACTGAAAAGACAAAAACCGGAATCGTTTATGGGATATAGTGGGAATATAGTTAATATCCAAGCGTCTAACGGATTAATTGCCGAGATTCAAGTCAATACAGATCGTATGATTTATGCCAAAGAAAAGCCGGAAGACGCAAAACGAATTCTTGGAGAAAAACGTTGGAAAGAAATACAAAAGCAAACAGGTATGAAAGGGGGACTAGGACATAAATATTATGAAGAATGGCGAGTATTAGACAAGGCTGATAAAAAGGCGCAAAAAATAGCTGAAAAATCAATCGAATATTATAGTCATTTCCAATAAAAATCACTATCTTTACATATAAAAATGAACCAACAGGAATTATATAATAAATTACAGTCAGGCGAAACGGTTTATTTACTTGACGATTTTGAAGAAGCTGTTGTCCGTTTATATCTCGATAACGGTCAAACAAAATCATATATAAAACATCGTGGGTGTAACGAGATAGGAATTCCTCAATCCAATGAGACAGTTTGTGATATAATTCTTGGAGGAAAAGAAATTTCAAAATCAGAATATGACAAATACTAGTACTTTATTAGAAAAAGCTCTTCAAATCGCCGTCAAAGCCCATAGCGGACAAATCGATAAAGCTGGATCAGCCTACATCTTCCATCCTATCCGTGTCTCAAACAGATGTTCTACTGATGACGAAAGGATTGTCGCTTTACTGCACGATACAATAGAAGATACCGAAGTTACCGCTGAATATTTACTTATGGAAGGGTTTCCTCGTAATATAGTAGATGCTATACTTTCTGTCACTCGCAACGAGGATGAAAGCTATGACGATTTCATAAAACGTTCTAGACTTAATCCTATAGGAAGACAAGTAAAACTACATGATTTAGAAGACAACATGGATATAACACGTTTGAATGAACTTACAGAAAAGGATATTTACAGATTAAACAAATACATAAAAGCATATAAATATCTTAAAGAATAATCGCTGATGTACAATTACATTCAGTTTCACGGCACGAAGTACAAGATTACTCTCGTGCCGTGCGTTTATTATGATAGTTTAACATTGAAAGTGACGTTTTAAACGCCACTTTTGCTACCTTTGTGTCAGATGCGTATGAAGACGTACGCCACAGAACTTGTCGTAAAAACTCATTGCTCTATTGTTTGGTAAAGTTCTAAGCGAATAGTCTGCTGGTATACGTGCTTCGCAGACTATTTTAGTAACCAAAACATTGTACAATGGACAGAAAACAACAAGTGTTTCTAAAATTGAAACCGAAAGTGAAGGCATTCGGGTTCAATAAAAAGGAACTGATGAGTGTCGCTGCCAAGATTGCCGACAATCTAACTTCCACAGATGATGCCTCTGATGAGGACGTAAACGCAGAAATTGATACAGCTATTGATGCGGTTCTCCCCTACCTACAAGTCAGCCAGTCTTTTGCAAATCGAGTAATCGAAGAAAACCGCAAAAAGAATGCCGAGGACGATGAAACCGACGACGATGATGACGATGAGCCATCAAATCCCACTAATCGCCAGCCGGGTTTAAACAAAAAGAATCTCAAAAACAGAGGAAAGAATGATGATGCTCCAGAGTGGGCTAGAGGTTTGGTTCAAACAGTACAAACACTGAATGACGAAATCGCAGCATTGAAAGGTGAAAAAGTTGTCACTACACGTAGAGAAAAACTTGAATCCTTATTGAAAGACGCTGGTACATTCGGAGCTCGCACATTAAAATCCTTCAATAAAATGAAGTTTGAAAATGATGAAGAATTTGAAGAATTCTATTCCGAAGTTGAGGAAGATTTGAAATCTTACAACCAAGAACGTGCCGATGCAGGGCTTTCTAGTTTAGGTAATCCTCCAGGTCCAGGTAGTAAGAAGCAAGAAAAAAATGAAGTATTAACAGACGAAGAGGTCATAGCAATAGCTAAAGGCCTTTAATCAAAAACAAATTAAAAATGGGCGCAAAAGCTGATTTAGTCAACGAACAAGAAACAATCTTAACCGGAATGGATTCGATTGTTATTCGTAACTATTTGGGCGGAATTATGAATGGCCGGACGCTAGATATGACTGGATTTAAACAGTCTGTAATCAAAGCCGGACATATCGTTATCCGCGATACAGAGAATGATACTTATAAGCCGATGCCTGTTAATTCAGCAGGTACAGCCTACGAATCATTGCCAAGTAATCATGAATATGTTGGCGTTGTTGTTTGTTCCAAACCCGCCGACAAACCATTTGTAGGCATTATGTATGCTGGCGAAGTTAATGATGTGGCGAGTCCTTATCCTGTTGACAGCATCAAGGCTGAATTAAAGACGGCATTACCACAATTAACTTTTCTACACGATTAAAAGGAGGTGAAAGATGAATGAATCATTGTTTATTGAATTTGTAAGAAGAATATGGCCTAAATTAAGCCTGTATGTGAAAGAAAAGATCAATGATACAAACAAAACATTGACCTATCTTCACAAAACGATGCTTACTAAAGTGTACTCCCCTGATCAAAAATGGGAAGGAACATCCGCCAACACCACATATGTAGCTGCTGATATGGTTGCTATGGATTCTCCGCTTTCACCCAAAAAGCGAGATTCTATTGCACGGTCAAACGGAGTATTGCCTAAGATTGGAATTAAAAAGATTCTAAGAGAGACTCAAATTAATGCTATCAACATCATGAAAGCGCATTTATCTAATGCCACTACGGAAGAAGCACAAAAATCTCTTAAAAACAGAATTTTCTCTCGTTTAACAGATGACGGAACCTCATGTTCTGTTGGTATTGACGAAAGAAATGAAGCAAATTTCCTTACAGGACTATCCGATGGTGTCATCATTGTTGAGGGTGACGATGATAAAAATACTGGTATAGGTCTTCGTGTTGATTATGGTTATTTGCCAGAACATAGTTTTGGTGTTGTTACTACTGGGGAAGTTACAGGAGATGATATTGAAAGAGTTATAAGCAAAGCTAACGATGACGGCAACAGTATTTCAGTCATTATGCTGGCTTTATCTACATACAACAAAATGCGTCAATCTCAATGGGCTAAAGAACTAGTCGCAAATTATCGAGGTCAAACCTTTGATAATGAGACTAAGCTGCCTGTACCTACTTCTACATTATTTGATGAAGCGTTCTCTGACCAATATAATGGTATTTCATTCTTGAAGATTGATCGTTCAGTAACTTATGAAAAGAATGGCAAAAGGGTATCTTATAAGCCGTGGAATGCGAATAAACTGATATTCCTCCCTTCTGCTGATAATGTAGGTTCTTTTGTATGGGGAACTTTGGCTGAAGCAACTAATCCCGTTAATGGAGTGGAATATACTACTATTGACGAATATAAGTTGATCAGCCGTTACTCTAAGACAGATCCGTTACAGGAATTTACAAATGGACAGGCTATCTGCTTACCGGTTATCGAAAACGTAGATCAAATCTATTCTTTGGATATATTGGAAGCCCAAACAGTAGACACAACAGAAGAAGAGAAAGATACTTCTGATGTTAAGATTACAATTTGGGGAGCAACTTACAAAAAGCCGGAGTTTGTGACGGAATATAACAAGATTGCAGGCAAGAACCTTACTTCCACCGTTTCCGATGATAAGCTAATCGCAGCAGTCAACAGATTGAGTGACGCAGACGAAGAAGCATTGAAAAAGGCGGTTGAATCTCATAAAGCATCGTAAACCATGAAGACAATTCAGCAAGCCCTCATAGACGAAATACATTATCCGATCCCTATCGGTTTTGTAGAGAATGTTATGATTAAACGTAATCTCAATGGTGATGATGAGTTTAATTATGACATAGCTCATTCTAGCGAATATCAGGGAGCTCTAGCTGATTGTCTTTGGTCTTTGGTTCAAGCTATCAATTTCTCTGAAGCTGACAAGTCTTTTGGGGCTTTGTCTGACAAAGATAAAGAACGAATACTTTTACGCGTAAACTACATCTACAATACTATTGGTGAGCCTTCAGTAGAACTGGAAGCAAAACCAATAGTATATGTGGGTGATTGCTTGTTGTAGTATGGCAGTAGCAAATAGAAATCCACATCGTTTACAATACCTAGTTGCTGTACCTGGCTACGAAGATGAAAATGGCAATTATCATGCCGGTTCGTCTGAATGGAAAGGCTCGATTCCTTGTGATGCTGTACCTTCTGGAAAGGCTGAAGAAAGGAAATTTGAGGATGGTGTTGTAAGGAGCTATTCATATACGGTCTGTCTTCCAAGCAATTGTCATACCTTTACTATTGGCGACAGAGTCAAGATAATGCTTCTTGGAGGAATTGAAAGAGAATTTGAGGTAAAAGGTTTTCATCGATACCAACTTCAGTGTAAAATTTGGGTTTAGAATATGGGAGTAAAATTATCTGGTAAACTAGACGAAATACATAAGGTTTTGATGAAAGAAGCGGAACGCGTAGAAATACTTACAATACGTGCTTTAGCTTATCTCGGAGAGCAATGTGTACAAAGAATCCGAGATCGTCCCGGAGAAAAAAGCTGGTTTGACCAGTCCGGTAATCTTAGAAGTTCCGTTGGATATATTATTTCCCATAATGGCAACATTGTTTCAAGCTACGGTTTTGATAGTAGTATGGGAAAAGCAGCTCATGCAAAACAAGTTGAATATGTTACTAAAGAGGGCAAAAAAGTTTCATTTACAGCACGTGTCAAAGCAGGAGGCCAGGAAGGCGCAAAAGCTGGTAAAGACCTTGCTGAAGAACTCATAAAAAGGTATTCAAATGATTATGTACTTGTCATTGTCGCCGGAATGAATTACGCTGAATATGTAGAAGCGATGGATAATAAGGATGTACTTGCATCGACGGAATTATGGGCGACAGACAAAATTCCGCAAATGCTTGAAAAGTTAAAAAGACAGATTGCTAAATAATGAAATCAGACATTGAAATACAAAAGTTTGTCTATCACAAAATTAAAGGTACTGACCTTGAACGGAATGTTACCGGTAAATTGAGTGACAGAGGAAGGCCTAACAAATCAGATAAAGAGGATATAGTTATATCTATACTTGCTAATGAGGGGTGCGGGCAGATTCAAAGAGCTTATGTAAATGTCAATGTGTATGTAAGTGATCAATGGAATTCAGAAACAAAATCATGGGAAATAGATACTGAACGTATAAGTGAACTGTGTGAACTATGCAAGTTTCTTGTTTCCATACGCAAGGATGAGTATCATACGATACCTTCAAAATGTAGTCAGAATACTAATCCTACAAATGTTTCCTTCGAAAATGGGCATACCGAACATTTCATCAATAACAAACTGTATATTGAGATAAATAACGAATAAGTATTAACTATATTAAGTGATATAGAACTATGGCAGTAATCGGATGGGGAAAACCCCGGATTTTCGTAAAAGACTTGGATGCTTCTTCTCCTAAGTGGGAAGAACTTCCTACACCAGTGGAAAATTCCACACAGTAAACAGTGTTATATATTTATATCTTATTACATATCAACGCTTTATAACTATTTGATTTATATAAAGTATCATAGTTTATCCAAAAGATAAAATATTCGTAAATTTATTAGTAATGGAAAATTATAAAAAGAGGGAGCCTGTAAAGTTGAAACAACGGGCTTTGAAGGATGGTTCTACCTCCTTGTTTCTTGAGATCAACACCAACGGACAACGCCGCTATGAATGGTTAAGGCTTTACCTTGTAGTGGAGAATACCAAAGCGGATAAAAAGGCAAATATGCAAACGCTTGAACTAGCCGAAGCCATACGCGCAAAACGTCTGGTAGAATTAAGAAACAACAAATACGGGTTTAGCAGTTTCGACAACGGCAAAGGTGATCTACTGGCATATATGCGAAATCGTGCAAAGAAAATTGCCAAACATGGAACCACCACTATACGACGTACCGAAGACATCATAGAGCATTTGAAAAAGTATTCCGGGCGTGATACTTTGTCTTTTGACATCGTGAATAATAAGAACTTTCTGGAAGGATTCATTATGTATCTGAACCGTCATAAAACAAAAGGTTGTGGCTGTATGGTGTGGAGCAAACCGCGCCCGCTTACTGAAAACTCCAAATTCACATACTTTCATGTATTGGATTCCGCATTAAATAGTGCGGTACGTGAAGGAATAATCCCCAATAACGAATCAGTACGCATTGATAGAAGTTTGAAACCCAAACGGACAAAAGTAGAAAAGTGTTATCTTACACAAGAAGAACTCCAAAAGATGATTAATACACACTACGGAAAGAATAACACTGCCCGAACCTTGTTTCTTTTCGGTTGTGCCACCGGATTAAGATTCAGCGACATAGTAAGCTTGAAATGGTCTGATTTGATAGAAACAAACGGAAGGATATACTTTTCAAAAAAGCAAATCAAAACGGATAACTTGGTATCGGCTCCATTATCCGCAATGGCTACCCGGTTATTACCGAAGAGAAGAGAGGGGGATAACGGTTTTGTATTCAAAAAAACTCCGACACTTAACAGCGCCAACACCTTTTTAAAACGATGGGCGGAACGTGCCGGAATAAACAAGAATATTTCGTTTCACGTTAGCCGCCATTCATTTGCAACACTCGCAATAAACAGCGGAGCCGATTTGTACGTAGTTTCAAAGTTACTGGGACATACCAACATACAGACCACCCAGGTGTACGCCAAAATCGTAGACGAAAGCAAGAACAAGGCTATAGATTTATTGCCTGATTTCTTAGAAAAAGAATGAAAAATAATATTCTAAAAATGATTGATTTTACGTCACTTTTTATATCTTTGTCACATATAATATTAACGCCATGGAAGAAAATAATAAAAAAGAAGAAAAAGAATTATTAAAGGAAATCCTAGAAATCCTAGATCGTTTGGAAACGATCGAACTAGGACAAGCAAGAAGGCGGGACACCTTCACACTACAGGAAGCCGCCAAGTACGTAGGATTAAAAGCTCCTGCCTTGTACAAGTTATGCAAAGACCGTGAAATAACCTACAGTAAGCCATCAAAGCAAATCTACTTCAAAAAGAAGGACTTGGACGAGTATTTGAACCGGAATACGGTACCGAGTTTTTCCGCACTTGAAGCCCTTGCAAGTAATCACGTAATATCCAGTATGTAGTCATGGACGAGCAATCATTAAAAGAACTGAAGCTGAAAGCCAACGTTTTAAACAACCGCGAACGGCTTCTACTTCTGTATATGGTTATCGACTACCAACGCGGGCGGGTCGTGTACGAGGATGCACCGGAAAATCTTTTGGAGCTATTCTTTGAGATTTGTCCGGATGCAATGAGACGTAGGAAACTCCCTAGAGCAAAATAATATAAAGAATTGTGTCCAGTGGTGGACTAAGTGTTTATTTTATTGTTAAAAATATCCTCTACGGATAAATTTTATCCATAAAACGGATAGTAGTATCATTTAATGATATTATATTTGTACCTGTAATGGAGATGTTCATCTCTCATTTTTAATTTCAAATATAAAAAATTATGGAACAATCAAATCACAATTCGGAATGCGCTTGCAATGCTCAAATAACAAGCGCATTATATCCATTCCTGATGCCTTTTATAGATGCTATAGCCGATAAAGTCGCGGAGCGTTTGATGTTATCAAATAAGGACAAAGAACCCCGATATTATACACGTGAAGAAACGGCGGAACGACTACATATAACGTTACCGACTTTGGCGAGATTAACTCGCGAGGGTTTTCTTCCGGTTAAACGCTTTGGTAGAAAATATCTTTACGAAGCTGAAGATATAGACAAGGCAGTAAGCGAGAATAAAGAATTTAAATACCGTAGAGGACCAAAAGGGAATGTAAAATGAGCGATTACCCAGAAAAAACAACACCCAAGCGAAAATCTTTTGCGTTTTATTGGAGTTTCAAAGATGCAATGGCAGAGCTTGAAAATAAAGATGATAGGCTCGCAATCTACGAGGCTTTAACCGATTATGCCTTTTTAGGAATTGAACCTACAGGATTAAATCACGTATGCAGAATTATTTGGAAACTAATAAAGCCTAATTTGGAATCATCGATGAAACGCTATGATACTTGTGTTTCCAACGGTGAGAAAGGAGCAGAATACGGCACTTTAGGAGGAAGACCGAGAAAGAAAAACCCCAAAGAAAACCCCAAAGAAAACCCCAAAGATAACCCCAAAGAAAACCCCAAAGAAAACCCCAAAGATAACCCCAAAGATAACCCCAAAAGGAAACCCCAGAGGAAACCCCATGATGATAATGATAATGTAGATGGTGATGATAATGTAGATGATAATGATAACTTTAAAAAAGAAAATCTTTCTCTTGATGAGAAAGATGAAAGAAAGCAACTTTCTTTCAATCTCATCTCCGAGGAGTTTTTGAATTTCCAGAAGTGGTTAAAAGATAATTGCCCCTTTGTCCTGAAAGTAAAATCCCAGATGAGCGAAAAGGACTACAACAAGCTGATGAAGAAATACAGTAAGAAAGAGCTTTGCGATGCGCTTGAAAGTTTGAACAACTGGAAGGACTTCCCTAAAAAAAGAACTTCCGTATATCGAAGCACATTGGATGAATTAAAACTGAAATTTGGAGAAAGGATTTAAAGCTATGGCAAAAACTGAAAGAATTTTAATAGACCACATCCCGCCGCTCTATGATTTGGAGTGCGAGAAAGCCGTATTGGGTACATTGACTACACCAGGCAATTACAAAGAAATTCCGGAAAGCTTGTCGGAAGATTGTTTTTATGACGATCTTAATCGTAACATTTTCCAGTGTATCAAAGAAATCATATCCCAGGGTGGACATCCTGAAGCAATCGGCATAAAAGGGGCGCTTGAAAAGAAAGACGTGAAATTTCAAGTAGGGGACTTGTTGGGAAGACTTAACGGCATGACGCTTGACTTGGAACAGTATGCAAACCGCCTGTTTGATTTGAGCGTGCGCCGGAAGTATCGGGAAATAGGCTTGTATCTGTTGAAACATTCCGCCAGCGAGGAAGAGGATGCGGAACACGTACAGGCAAAAGCCGGCAAAGACCTAGCCGGTATTTACCGCAGGGCTTCCGACGGCATTTCGACGCTACACGACGGACTGGATAATGTTCACCAGATAGTAAACCGCAATCTTGCTGGTGAATCAAGTATGACCGGTACTCCTACCGGGTTTTCCAAGTTCGATTCAAGGGCGGGCGGTCTGCAAAAATCGCATCTTCTCATAATTGCAGCAGAACAGGGCATGGGTAAAACGGCTCTATTGCTTTGTTTTTTGCGAAATGCGGCACTTTCGGGTGCGGGTAGTATAATTTATTCAATGGAGATGAAAAAAGAGGAAATATCGGCTCGTTTGGCGTCAATCGAAAGTGGCATACCTACCAACCAGATTTTATACTCCAAACTACAGGAGCACCAAATCCCGCTTTTTGATGGGGCTATAGGTCGAATCCTGAATTTGCCGATATACTTTGACGATACCAGTACGTCCAACATTGACACAATTATTTCATCTATCCGGTATATGAAGCGAATGTACAACATAGAGGGCGCAGCGGTGGATTATCTGCAAATACTCAACGTGCACATGAAAGGGAACAGCCCGGAACAACAGTTGGCGGATGTGGCACGACGTTTGAAGGACCTAGCAAAAGAGCTTGATATCTGGATTATCGCTTTGTCACAGTTGAGCAGGGACAAAGACAACCCCGTACCGACCGAAAACCGGTTAAGAGGTAGCGGGCAGATTGCAGAAGCGGCAGATATTGTTCTCTTACTCTACCGTCCGGAAAAGAAAGGCAGGAGCTACCCGGAACCGTTCACACATGTAGACCCGAAGGGCACAGCAATGATAGATATATCCAAAGGGCGTAATATTGGCGAATCAAAGTTCATTGTCAAGTTCAACGCCCCTACTACACACTTCTACGACATCGACGAATTACCGACGGTGGAGAATGTGGAAGAAGAAGCACCCTACTAATTTTTTTTTGATAAAAAGTGATTGATTTTATGTCATTTTTAAAAATAATTGCTATATTTGCATTCAGAAAATGAAGAGAATAGGGACATTCTCGTAAAGATATAATTTTGAGGGTGTTTTAACTTATGCTAGTCCCCGCATTTATGTGAGCAAAGGTTAATCGCCCTTTTGTTTATTAACCGTGTGAAGATGCACGGAACCGTAAAGTTATGAACAGAAATAGGTCTCTTTTTTTTCGTTTCCCGATCATAAGTCTTTCTAAGGCGATTTAAGCCACTTTCTCCAACTGGATATACAAAGTATCATCCACGCGGAAAAAGTGGCTTTGTCGTAAAATATACGGTTCCCAGCTTCTTCTATAAACAAAACATCATGGAAAAGAAAACATATACGGCTCCTGCTGGCAATCTCCGTTTGTGTGAAAATGGTGATAAAATCCGATTGTATATCGGAAACACCTACCGGGATTTAAGTATCATGTTCGCCCGTACATTTGCCGGAAAAATCAAAGAAGCAGCCGACAGACTGGCGAAGAAACAAAAACAAGATGCAGATGAAAAGCTTTGATCCGGCTATATATATCAGCAAATGCAAGGAGATAATAAAAACGCATACTATTCGCGCCCTTTCCAGACTTGGTACCGAATGCGTTAATTATGTGCGGGACCGTACCCCCGAAGAAAGTTGGGAAGACCATACAGGAAACCTGCGTAGCTCTGTTGGATATATGATTTTATACAACGGCGAGCAAGTAGAAACGGGAGGATTCCAACCGACAAGAGCCCCGGAAGGTAATGGTACGGAAGGACAGGCGGAAGGGGAGAAGTTCTTAAAGGAAGTCGTGACGGAGATAGCGAACGTTAACAGTTTTGCACTAGTCATTGTCGCCGGAATGAATTACGCGGAAAAGGTGGAAGCTTTGGATAATAAAAACGTTCTATCAGGTGCGCATCTTTTTGCTATAGAGGAATGGCGGCATTTGGAAAGTGACTTGCAAAGAAAGATTGAAGAAGATATTAATAAAATCCAAATATTTTGATTTATGAAAAAAGAAACAAGAAAAGAGAGAAGGGTAACGTTCCGAGTTGAGAACATGCCAAAGACGCAAAACGTGTTCCTACATCATGAACAAGGCGTATATGTGCTTTCATACGAAGAAGCGGAAGAGTTCTACATGACATGCCGCAAAATCTTGTCGTCTCCTGTTGACTACTACGAGTTCAACATAGATGCAAAAGGCATTTCAAAGCGTTTTGAATCGGAGAAACTGGTAGTAAACCGTGAAAATATCTGGAAAGTATGGGTAGATTTAAAGAAAATCTTCCGTTATGAGTAATTTCTAAAAGTAGAAATAATTAGAAATGGTCGGAAGAAAGAAAGGAACACCCAAAACTGGCGGACGTGTCAAAGGGACGAAAAACAAAAAAACATCTACGCAAAAACAGTGGATAGAGGATTTTTTAACCCGGAAACAGCCCGATATGGAAAAGGAATGGGATAAACTGGAACCTAAGGACAAATGGCAGATGTTTGAGAAGCTGACAGGTTATATTGTCCCCAAAATGACTTCCGCACAAATAGATCCGTCACAGCTCACAGATGAACAACTGGACGAACTGATAAACCGCATTACTAAAGATGTGAAATGAGAATACCGATAAACCGCGAAATAAAGATCATTCTTCTTAAATGGCTGCAAAAGGGTGTCATCAATACGGACGATATACCGGCGTTGAAGAAGGAGCAGAACCAAGCGCAAAACACTTGGTTTGCCGAACTGATTAAACGGCGGACGGAGAACAAGAGTACTAACGATTAATTTATAACAATCATGGGAAGAACAGTAGAAAAAATTAAAGCGGAATTGAAGAAGAAACAGGAGTGTTTGGATGCGCTCTACCTTCATCAAAGAACCAAAGGTGATAAATTACCTAACGGGCAAAGCGCGTTCGATTATGCGCTAAAATATAATCAGAGCATTAAAGCCTTGAAAGAGGAATTGAAACAGGCGGAATCGTTGCTGGACGATGAAGTTATTGCCATTGCACGAGGAGAAATATACATGACTGAAGAAGAAAAGAAACGTCGTCAAATTGATGAAAAGGAAGTGCGATCCGTTCTCGGTATAGAAGAACCGGACGAAGATATAGCCCGCATGGCAAAGAAAGGTTGGTAAAATCAACGGTTGTTTCTGCCTGCATAAATAAAAATACCTTCATACGATGGCAGGCGGGGGCACCGTTTCAAATCCTTGTATATGGCAATATGTGATATATGCATCCATAAACGGAAAGTCTTTGATGAGTCTTTGGGCTGGGTTTGGAGATGCAAGGCTCATCGCTCTTTCATCATCCCTGAATGTCTGTCAAAGTGGGACGTTATGGAAGCGGTACGGAATGGTAAATGTGAGTTCTTTAACAAGCCTATAAAGTTTGACGCTAACGGCTTTACACTCGTATGTGCGGAAGAAGAACCACCACAACAACAAATTGAAGAAGATGATGATTTTCCGGTAGTTTGTGACTGATGGACGATATAGCATTAAAATATCTGGCAGAATGGCGTAATGACTGGTGCGCTTTTGCATCTGACGTTCTACGGGCTAATCTGGATGATGAACAGAAAGCCGTGTTGCGTTCGGTGCAAAAGAATCCTATGACCGCCGTAGCGTCCGGTACTTCAAGAGGCAAAGATTTTGTGGCAGCTTGTGCCGCCTTATGCTTTATGTACCTTACGCCCGAATGGGACGACGACGGCAATTTAATCCGCAATACAAAGATAGCCCTATCCGCCCCTAGTCAAAGACAGGTAGAAAACATCATGACCCCGGAAGTTAGAAGACTATTCCGTAACGCCGGTATATTGCCGGGGCGACTGGTTGCAAATGACATCCGCACGGATTACGAGGAATATTTTCTAACCGGATTCAAGGCAGATAACAAAAACCAAGAAGTTTGGTCGGGGTTCCATGCGGCAAACGTCATGTTTATCATTACTGAAGCTTCCGGCGTATCTGAAACGATATTTAGTGCGATAGAAGGAAACCTACAGGGAAATTCACGTCTTTTGCTCGTGTTCAATCCCAACATCACTACAGGCTACGCGGCAAACGCCATGAAATCGGAGCGTTTCGCAAAATTCCGTCTTGATTCCCTGAATGCAACCAACGTAACGGCAAAAAGGGAGATTATCCCGGGGCAAGTTAACTACGAATGGGTAGAGGACAAAGTTAAACACTGGTGTAACCCTATCACGAAAGAAGAATATAATGAAGGCGAGGGGGATTTTCTCTTTGAGAACAACTTATACCGTCCGAATGATCTGTTTCGCGTCAAAGTACGCGGAATGTTCCCCAAAGTATCTGAAGATGTGCTCATCCCCTATGAATGGATCGAGATTGCCAATAAACGTTGGCAGGAGAACCACCCGTATAGACCGCGTAAATCCTGTAAACTGGGTGTTGATGTTGCCGGCATGGGGCGGGACAGCAGTGTATTTTGTCCCCGGTATGGAAACTATGTTTCACAGTTTGACGTGTTCCAGTCGGCAGGCAAAGCAAGTCACATGCACGTTGTAGGCAAAGCGCTTTCATACAAAAGGACGGATAGGGATATTATCTTTATCGACACTATCGGGGAAGGTGCGGGCGTGTATTCGCGTCTTGTGGAGCAAGGGATAAGGGGCGTATTTTCCGTTAAGAACTCACAGGGAGCGAAAGGATTGCATGATATTACCGGAGAGTACGAATTTGCCAACATGCGTGCATATCTGTATTGGGCTTTGCGTGACTGGCTGGATCCGAAAAACAACTTCTTCCCGATGTTGCCACCGTGCGACCAGTTCACAGAAGAAGCAACCGAAACAAAGTGGAAGTTTAGGAGCGACGAGAAGATACTCATAGAGCCAAAGGAAGAGATAAAGAAACGCATCAAGCGTTCACCCGACTACATGGATGCGCTTTCAGAGACATTTTACCCGTATTCATTCACATACAAGGATGATGCGGAACTATTACAGGATTTTCTATAAATTCATAGCAAATGGATAATTATATAAACACTGAATCCCTAATACTGGACACGTTGACAGATGCGCCGGTAGTATTTGAGGTAAACAATAAAAAATATAGTATCTATCCCCCTACTTTGGGAAAGACATTGCTTATTGATCGACTGAAAAGAAAGTTGTCAATCAATCCCGAACGCTCGAAAGCGAACCCACTGGAAGAAGCTTTGAGGGTATGCGAGGAAAACAAAGAGATAGTTTTGCAGTTGCTCGCATATTGTACCCTACGAATGAAAGAAGATATACAGAATGAAGCCTGTATAAAAGAACGTATTTCCGTTCTTTCTGAACTGGGACCGGACGAACTGGCGACACTGCTTTTGACTGTTATTTCAGATACGACCATTTCCGACCTGATCAAACATTTCGGTATTGACAAGGACAACGACAACCGGCGGGAGATAGCCCGGGTAAAGAACAGTAATAATACCGTTATGTTCGGGGGGCATTCCATTTGGGGTACGTTGATAGATTTTGCGTGCGAGCGTTACGGCTGGTCGTTTGATTATATCATGTGGGAAATCAGCTATAATAATCTACTAATGTTGTTCAACGACCGTTCGGATAGTATTTATCTGACAGATGAAGAACGAAAGAAAGCACATTTGAGACAAAGCGGGGCAGTTATCAACGCAGATAATCCCGCAAATATGGCTAAAATCAAGGCTATGCACTGGGATTAATCATTAATAACCAACTAAAACTAAAATATTATGTCAGGAATTAAATTTTATTTTACAGGTGACAATCAGGACGTATTAAAGAAAATCAATCAGATACATACCGAGTTAAAGAAGGTCTACAACAACAAAAATACAAAGATTGACCTTAGCGCCGGGGTTGACTTCTCATTACTGGGCGAGAACTTCAAACGACTAGATCAACAGAGCCGGGAAGCGTTCGATAACATGTCAAAAGACGCCCAAAAATACATAAAAGAGATACAACAGAATATATTAAGCCTTCAACAGGTAGAAAAGATGCAGGCGGGATTAAATTCCCTGTATGAAGAAGGAAATATTGACCTGAACGCATATATTCAGTCACAAGCCCGGTTAACCGTTCTACATGAAGAGCTGGCGAAAGGCATTAATGAAAGCCGGGCGGCACTCGAAGCCGAGACGAATACAACCAAGATTGCATCGGATTCTATCGCCGGGCTTCATGCAAAGGTGCTGATGCTGACTACTGACTACATGAATCTTTCCAAAGCCCAACGGGAAGGAACCGAAGGCGCGGCACTGTTGAAGAACCTACAGGAAACCCAAACACAGTTGGATAACGCTTCTTTATCGATGGACAAGTACGCATCCGGTGCAAAGAGTAAGTTTGACAGCCTAGGAATGAGTATCACACAGATCGCACGTGAATTGCCATCTTTGGCAATGGGTCCGCAAATGTTCTTTCTGGCTATCTCTAACAATATCGGACCGTTCCAGGATGCGTTGGCATCTGCAAGAAAAGAGTATAAAGACGCAATAGATGCCGGACAAAAGGGGATTCCTGTTTGGAAACAGTTACTCAAATCTCTAACTGGTGCCGGTCCTATTTTGGCGGCAATTACTACGTTGTTTGTGGTTTTTGGGGACAAAATATTTGATTGGATAGGAACATCAAAAACGGCTGAAGGAACCCTGAAAAAATTATACACTCAATTAAGAGATTTAAATAATGTTCTATCAACGTCTATAGAACAGAGCGCAGGCGAAGTTACTAAGCTTAACAGTCTATATAAGATTGCAACAGATGTAACTAAATCTACAAAAGAACGAAATAGCGCAGTGAAAGAGCTAAAAAGGGTTTATCCAGAACATTTGAAAAATTTATCTGATGAGTCTATAAAAAATGGTGAAGTTTCCAAAGCGATAAAAGAACAGACTAACCAAATTATAGCAAATGCTAAAGCAACAGCAGCGGCCGATCAGATTGCAAAGAATTGGTATAAATCATTTCAAGCTGGAGTATCTAAAAATATTGCATATATAAAAAAACAAAGACTAGAGCAAAAACTACTAATTGAACAGCAAAACGCAGAAGCTGTAAAGGGTGTTCCTGAAGCTTATGAAGGCGCAATAAAACAAGTTAATATTATAAGAAAAAAGATAAAAGAAACCGATAATGAAATAAAAAAGCAAGAGGTTTTACAAAATTCTTATCGAAAATCCTCTAAGGCTTTGGAGAAGTTGGTAACTGTATCTGGGTTAGGCGGAAAATATGAAGATCCAGACAAAAAATACAACTCCATTGTAGACCAACAAAAGAGAATAAATGAGTTATTGGGTAAACAAGCCCTTGAAAGAAGCCGGAAAGAAGAAGATTTGGAAAATCAGGCTGTACAATCTCGTATTGACGCTATGGCGGACGGAGAAGCCAAAATTATAGCTCAACGCGAGTTGGATAATAAGAAGGAAATTCAGGCGTTAAAACGTCAAAAAGAAGACTATATACGTGCGGAAATTGAGTATCAGAGAAAGATATTTGATGAACAAGAGGAATTAAACGCCAAAAGAAGCAAGGATTACAAGAAAAAGGCATTTGATCCTTCTACTGTAAAGGTTGATACATCTAAGTTCAACGAGTTAATATCAAACGAACTGATACAACAATCTATTGCCCCTTATAAAGAGGAAGTGCAGGCCTGGAATGAATATCTTGTTGAGTATGGCAATTTCCAACAGAAGAAAGTGGCTATCAATGCGGAATATAATCAGAAGATAGCAGAAGCTACAACCAAGGGTGAAAAAGAGTCTCTGAAAAAAGAACTGGATAGTAAACTGAAAGAAGTAACTTTTGATGAACTAAAGAAGACTATCAATTTTGCAGATATTTTCGGGGACTTGAATACACAGTCTACGGAAACTCTCACCAAGATGCGTGATAAACTGAAAGAGATAATAAATAATTCCGCGAAAGATTTAAAACCGACTGATTTAAAAGAACTGCAAGAAGCATTCAGTAATATTGATTTGAAGATTGCAGAAAGAAATCCTTTCGGAGAACTTAAACAAGGCATTGAAGGCTATAAAAATGCTACAGAAGCCGTAATAAAGGCGCAAGAGGATTTGAATACAATACAAGAGGGTGGAGAAGTTGTTGTTGGAACATATACTGATGAAACCGGAAAACTGATAACTAAGTTGCTTACTCAGGAGCAGGCGGAAAGAAATTTATCTGATGCGCAGAAAGGGCGTCTTGAATCGCAAGGCAAGTTGACAAAAGCGGTTAATAGTATAGGCCAGCAAGGACAACAGTTGGTAAACGCTGGTAATAACTTAGTTGATATGCTTACAAATCTAGGTGTTGCGGTTCCTGAATCTATTTCCGGTGCTCTTTCCGGATTAGGGCAAATCATGAGCGGGCTTGAAAGCATTGATTTAACAAAGCCATTCAGTATAATTTCATCAACTACGGGGATTCTTGCCGGTATAACTAAAACTATATCCAGTTTCTTTGGAGGTCCGGACGGTACCGCTTATTATGAAGGAGTAAAGGAACAGCTTGAAGCAATAAATGAGGTCTATGATCGTATTATTGACAAAAGCAAGGAAGATATAGTTTTCGGTGGTGG